TCTCGCCGGCGGCATCGCCAAGAGCAATATGTTCCACCGCTGACGTTTCAAAGGCAGCGTCGATCCCCAGAGCCACAATCGAACCAAATCCGGTAAACCCCTGTGCTGCCCCCTCGCCAAACGCAACGATCGTGTTCGGCTCATCCAGCAGGATGAAGTCCGCCCCGTTGAGCGTTCCGGTAATTGTGTGGTTCGTCACATCGTCCTCGACAATGGTCGTGTCGACGACATTCGTGGTCGAGGCATCGAACATCGAGAGGTGATTCAAGGTGCCTGGGCCAACGCCACCGCCGCCGCCGCAGCTTCCGTTCGCCGCCGCGGTAATCAGCCCTTTGCCGTTGGCGGTAATGTTGGCGCACGTGAAGCTCCCGATATCCGAGTTGACCGTCGCCAGAGTGGCGACCTGCGACCCGGATCCAGGGCCAGCCGTCACGTCTCCTGTCAATTGGGTGATCCCGCTGGCCGTCGCCTGAAGCACTCCGGCCGGTGCGGTGATCGTCACATTATCGATCTTGTAGACCCCGAAAACGCTATCGGTCCCGACCGGGATAGCCGGAGCCGAATCCGATGTCATAAATGTCGGCGCGGTGCCGTTAACCGCCGCAATACCGACCTGCGCTGTCGGGTTCGCGGAGGTTGGCGCCGCGCCTCCTGTGCATCCAGCGCCAGCGTCGGAAAGGCTGGCGCAATTCGGCCGGTTGAACCCGGTGTCACTCAGGTAGGTATAGGCGGTTGCTGTGTTCGGCGCCGGCACCGCGCCCTTCACCGTCTCGGTAAAGACATTGATCCCGATCGTCCCGGTACCGGTGAGCGGGCTGGGCGACACGACAATCGGCCCGATCCCCGTAATGCTGATAGCGCCGCCGCTGCCGCCACCGCACGGAAACAACACCCCATTGATGCGAAAATTGCAGGTCGGGTCCGGACCGCCGCCAATCCGGTCGACGGTGAACAGCACATTGCCGCTGCCGTCGAAACCTGAGCAGACCTGGCTATAGGCATCGTCCGAATATCCGGTCCACTGGCAATTGCCGAGCCCGGAATTGACGATGCCGAGACCGCTCGGCAGTGTGCCGCGCAGCGCATTGTTCTGCGGCATGATCCCGGGACCGGGCGATCCACCGGCGTCCATGATGCTGCCGTCAGCGATCCACATCGCCAGATGCTGTTTGCTGACGGCATCGAACTGCTGGACCGTGCCCTGCGCATGCGCCGCCATGCTGACGAAGAGGATCAGCAAGAACGCGAACCTCGCGATCACTTCTTCCCCCATCGGGACGGATCGAAAAAGTCGCGGCGCGCGAGGATGGCATTTCGGCGGAACGCCGCCAACGCAGCCCCGCCGGCCGGGATGATCATCCCTCCCGGCATCACAAACGGCGCCCGGATCGGCATCGGTGGGGCCACCGTCGCCGATGGCGCCCACATTAATAAAATTATCGCACCCCCGCCCATGCCTTGGACAAAACTAACCGAGCCGCCCGCCGCCGCCTTCCCCATTCCGCCGCCGCCGCCGCCGTAATTCCCCCCGTCACCACCTTGACAGGTGACCGTGCCAGATCCGGCGCCATATCGGCCACTACCACCACCCCCACCGCCTATCCCGTGTGAAGCGTCAAAATCCGTACCGCTGCCGCCATTCCCACCGCGAGTGTAAACTCCCGGCGTCGTCATGTTGTCGCTACCCGCCCCGCCAGAATTACCGGTCCCAGCCTGTCCGTTAGAAGTACCGCCAGAGCCACTCGATCCGTTCCCACCGTTCGTATGCGTCGTCTGGGTGCCGGAGGTCGTATCGCCACCCTGCGTCCCTCCATCAGCGCCACCGCCTCCTAGACCACCCTGTGCGGTCGTGTTCAGAACGTTCCCGCCGCGCGCGCCTACATTGTGCGGCCCTGCTGCACCACCACCGCCCTGTCCACACTGCGGCTGCGAACCACCTGTTCCCGATCCCCCATTCCCACCGTTAAAACCGTGGACAAGCGTGAACGGGACAGGAGGTGTCCCATTAATAGACCAAGCGCCGAAAGTCCCGCCGGACCCTTGATTAAATCCCGTCGCAGTTCCATCCAATGCGAACCCTGCCTGATAGAAGTTAGAGGCGCCCGTCGAACTTTCCCATAAAGCAGAAGTTGATGCACTAAAATCAACCGTCCCCGTCACGGCGCCATTCGCCAGCTGCATAAACGACCCGCCGCCGCCGCCGTCGGCGCCGAACGCCGTAGATCCCTGCGCGCTTATGCCGGAGTTTCCGCCTTTCCCGACTAGATAAACCGTGTTGTTCGCTGGATTCCATGTGGCATCAACCGTCCACGGAGACGAACTCCCGGAGGTCAGCGCTACGGAGGTCATCGAGAATGGGAACAGCCACAGCACAATATCCGGGATAGGCTCGTTCGGGTCCGGGCTCGACCAGACGATCGAACTCCAGTCCTTATAAAGCGGTCGCAATTCTTGGTCGTTCCACGGATCGGGCAGCCAGACGACCTTGCCGTGATCGACGCCGTATTTTGCTTTGAGGAAGCCGGTGACCCAACCGATCTGCTTCGAGGCGTTGTAGTCGGGCTTCGGCAGGCCGAACATATGCCAGTAGCTCGGCGCCTGCCCGATGTCGTTGAGAAGGACGATCTGCGTTCTAGGCGCGCGGATCATGCGCCGTCGCCCAACAGCGTGAACGTAGCGGCCGATCCGGCGTTCGACTTCACCGTGATCGAGATGATCGCGTATTGGCCGAAGGTCTTGGTGTAGCTGTGCGGGTTCGCGTTGAACACCGCGCTCGCCCCCGCCGCGATCGTGACCTGCCCCGATGCCGTCTCCTGCGACACGGCGATGTTGCACCCGGTCGGCAGGCTGTTCGGCACGGTGTACGTCGCTGCCGAGGCGCCGGTCGCCAGGATCATCGTCCCGCAATCGGTCGCCGCAAACGTGTAGGCGCTGCTGCCGGTCCCGCTCTGCGAGGTTACGGTGCCAAGCACCTCACCAAAGGTCTGCGCCCCCGAAAAGGTATTCGTGCCGTTCAGCAGCGGGATCGTCGCGCCGCTCGTGCCGACCGCTTTCCCGTTGAGGGTCGTGCATGTGACGTTGGGCGTCGAGAATGTGCAGTCGCCGCCCAACGTGATCCCGGTGAACGAATTTGAGCTGTTGATCTGTATCTGCCCCGATGAACCGCCCGGCTTTGCCTTTGAATTGAGCGCGGCCATCGAACCGATCGGCGACAGATCGACCACGTAGGTGCCCCCGCCTCCGTTCGTCGAGAGCACCTGGCCGAACACCGCGACCGCGGTCGGCACCGTTGACCCTGCATCGTGGCAGTCGCCGGCCGTGGTAGTCGAGACGATCACAAAATCGCCGGCCGTGGTCGCCCCGTCGAAAACGCACGAAGCCTGTCCGGATATAGCGACAGAGGCATTCCCCGTCGTCCCGCAACTCGTTCCCGTGACGCCGGAGACGCAGATGCCTATCACCGAGCTGGTATCCGTCGTAGCGGCTTTCTTAACCGTCGCCCCCGTCGTGTAGACCACGAGCTTGCCGGCGGCGGTCCCGGTCGCCCCCTCGTTGACCAGCGTCTCGATCAGCGAGCTGGTGTTGAGCGTCACAGCCCCACTGCTCGTCGAGATTGGCGTGCCGTTGACCATGAATGTCCCGGAGATATTCACGTCTCCGGTAGACGCAGAGCCGGTCGGTGCCCCCGATGTCAAACTCGGGGCCGTCACCGCGCCACCCAAAGCTAAAGCCGCCGATCCGGCGCTCGTTGCAATGGCCTGCTGCGCAGCCGAGGTCGAGTTCGCCCCGTCCGTCGACATGCCGGAACCCGCACTGCAGGGCGCCCCGGCATCGACCAGCTGGCCGAATAGCGTTCCTGCGGCAAGGCAATGCCCAGCGGTGACCGGCGGAATTTCCCAGAGTTGCGACGGCGGGAGCTGCGCGCGCGCCAAGCCGGCGCCGAATAAACCAAGCACGAGGACCGCGACGAATAGAGAGCGCGCGCGCATCACGGCGTGTCCTCCTGGATCTCGATCGTGATGTCGAAAACTGCGCCGGTCGGGAGCGCCGCTCCGTTCATGTTGAGATACACAAACTCCGCGATGCCGCGCAGCACCGCCGCATTGATATCCAGTTCCCACACGAGTGGGGTGACGCCGAGTCCGGTGCCGTCGGCGCTGAGACACACATGCCCCGCCGCACCAATGCCGCCCACTTGTGCCCCAAGGCTGTCGGGGTTGGCCGTGCCGATCGTGGAGACCACTGCGGCGGCCGCAGGGTAAGCCGTGTCGGTTGCGAACGCGGCAAGCGCGGTGCGCACAAGGTTCGTCGTGTCGGCGGCCGAGCGGCGGATCAGCTGCACCGGCATGTTGCCGGCTGCGGTCGCGACGCCCGTCAGGATGATCCTGCGGATACGTAGGGTCTTTCCGGCCGCGCCCTGGATTTCGAGGATATCGGTCGGTGTCGCGACTGGCGTGTAGCCGAGGACAGCGTAGCGGTATGTCGGCTTTACGCCTTCGGCTTGCACCGGCAGCGCGACAAGGCCCGGCGCGAGCGGGAATTTGACGCCGTTTTCATCGGCGAGAACCACGGTCGCGGCTTGGTTCGGGCCGACCGCGTTGATGTCCATACCAATCGGATTGCCGTCCCGGTCGGTGATCGCAAGAGCGCCCATAGGTCAGGTTTCCCAATCAGGAGGCGACGAGCGGCGATTGCGGGACTCCGGTCAGGACGAGGAGACCCCAAGGCGTGAACTGGCTCGGCGTGTTGGCGACCAATCCGGGCAGGTTGATTTGCGGAAAGCCGAAGATCCCCGGCGACAGTTGCGGGCTCGGCGTCAAGCGGCCGCGGTTCAAAGGCTCTCCTCGTCCGAAATCCGCTCGTGATGTGCGCCGACTTCGTGGTCGAAAAGGGCGACCCTGCTACCGGCCTTCAGGAGGAAGCCTTCATAGAGGCTATCGACGCGCGTCTTGTAGAAGCGCTTCTCACCATAATCGGCGGGATCGGCTGGCTTGGGCGGGGCGCCCGGCGCCGCTCCGGGCGAGGCGCCTGTCCCATCGGCCGGATTGCTGCCGGCGTTGATGCGCTCGATATGCGTCGCGGTATCGTACGGGTGCCGCGTCGGCGCCTCGACCGTCGTCGGGCGCCGGCTGCGCGCGTCCATTGACGTTGCCCGTTTCAGGTTTACCGAGTCTTCGATTTCAGCAGTCATCGGCCATATCCTCGATGGTCTCGATTTGCAATTCGACCCGGCAGGAGGGACCGCCCGGGCCGTCTCTTGTTTCGCGGTCGGTGACACGGCATCGCGCAACGATGTCGAGGCAATCGCCCCTCTCGCAGTCCGCGATATCCAGATGCAGCTTCGCGAGTTCGACGTGCGTCAGGCAGATGCGCAGGCCGTAAGGGAAATCCGGCTTGTCCGACATCTTGATCGGCTGCACCGCGTCGAATTTCTCCTCATCGTCGAGTTCCATCGACACGGGTTTGCTGAAGGCCATCGGCCGTCTCCACAAATGCGAAGGGCGCCCCGAAGGGCGCCCCAATAATCAGGCACCAGCGGCCATCGGTGCAGCAGCGGGAGCGCCGGCGGCGGGCATCGCCGGCACGGGTGCGGCGACAGGTGCGGGAGCGGGAGGACCGCCGGCAGCGGCGGCGGGCGCAGCGGCGGCGGCAGCGCCCTGCATCGCGGCCATCTCGGCCATGTGGCGCTGCTCCATGTTGCGGAGCTCCTCGCGCTGGCCGCCGTGCATGTCGCGGCGCGCGTCCTCGTGACGTTTCGCCGTGTTCGCACGCTCGGTGTGATGGCGCGCGATCATCTCCTTGCTGGGATCGGCGGCGGGCTTATCGCCTTCGGCCTTTGCCTCGGATTTCGATTCGGTGTGCTCTTCCTTGGACGAGCCCTCGGAACCTTCCTTTTTGTCGTCATACATCCCGCCATGGCGGGGCTTTTTGGTCTCGGGCTTTTTCTCTTCGGCCATTCGATTTGCTCCCTAGTAGAATTGCCGCGCGGCGGCAGCGATGATGGATCAGCCGCTCATGCGGGTCGCGCTTTAGCGAGATAGAGCGTGCCGCGTCTCGGGGTGGGCCTAGCTGTCGCCGCAAAGGAGGATGAGAGGGATGGGTGAAAAAAAGAGGCGAGTGCAACTCGGGCCAACCGGACAATTCCCCGGCGGAATGATCCGGCAGGATGATCAGGGTAGCATCAACATCGCTATTTCCGATATGGACAGCCACGGCAACATCCATATCGATTTCGGCACGCCGGTCGCATGGGTTGCGCTTCCAGCGGAGCAGGCCATAAACCTTGCTCGGCTGCTCTTGCGCAAGGCTGGCGCGAAGAGTGTGGAGATCACGCTGTGATGGATCAGCTTCGGCACGACAGCGCGGCCTCGATGGAGGTCCGTTTTCTCCTTACGTCAAACGGCAGAGGCGGACAGCGGGAGATTACCCGTGCCGGATGGTACGTCGTGCGCACCTGCACCTGCCATAATGGCCACGCGATTACGGAGCCGTTCGATAATCGTGAGCGCGCGGCCCAGGCGCTTGCGGTGCTCGACGATGACGCGCGGCGCTACGCGATCCGCTCGTAACCGTCCTCGAACTGGCTGCGGGGCGAGATCGAGCGGTAGCCATCCGGTTTGTAGATCACGAGATAGTCGTCCACGACGGGCATATAGCGGCGCACTACGTCGTGATCGACCGTGATCGGTCCGAAATCCTCAAAGAGGAGCATCGCGCTACCATCGGCCTGCGGCGCGACGCCGGCAATCTTCAGCGCCCAGACCTCTTTGTGCGAGCGATAGCGCGGCGGTTCCGCTTCCTTGCCATCCGAGGTCGGAAATAGCGGCATCAGTCGTACATCCCCCCGTGGCGCTTCTTGCCTGCGGCCATCGCATTGAGAGCGAAATTGGCTTCCTTGCCGAGTGTGCCGCCGGCGTGTTTTTTCTGCGCGGCGTACTCGCGCGTCGTCTCGCCGGCGGCCGTCGCCTTTGCGGCAAACCGGCCCGGGTGCTCGGCTGCGCCAGCTTTGATCCAGCCCTTTGACTTTGCCATGCCGGTGCTCCGCGATGCGAGATCGGCGAGGGTGGCGCTCGCCATCAGTCGTAGAAGCCGCCGTGCTTCTTGCGCACCGGCTTACCGTCCTTGACGGTCGCCGGCAATTTGCCACCCGGATCGGCGCCCGCGAACTCTTTGCCTACAGCTTGGCTCACGCCGCCGACACCGCCCTTCTTGGCGGCGGCGGCGAACATAAGCCTGCGCTGCGCTTCCGAAACTGCGGGCATTTACAGTTCGGCCGACGCCTGGATATTCGCGCCGCCGCCGGCGCCAACCAATTCGCAGGCAAAACCGGCCGTGGTCGAGGCGGTCGTGCCTTGAAGCGCGATCGTATCGACGGTATTGCCGATCACCGCGTCCTGGATCAGATAGGTCGAGGCGAGTGCAACCGGGGTCGTTGTTTTCGACATCACGGCCCAGGTGCCGACACCTTCGGCCGTGCCGCCGATCGTGATCGTTGGTGCGACACGCATCGACACCGGCAACTTGATCGCGACATCGCAAATCGTGGCGGTCTCATAGGCGCCGCCCTGGCTGACGATCTTCGAGGCCGCGGGCTCGTTGATCTGGTAATAATAGCGCTGCTGCAATACCTGCTCTTGCGCAGTGAGCCGTCGCGCGAAGGCTTTGGCGGAAGGCGCCTGCTGGGCGTTGAGCAGCGTCGCGGTGCCGAGGGTCGTGCCGGCAACCGTGGTCAGAGCCGAATTGCGCACAAGCTGGCAGCCGGCCATCTTGAAGCCATCCGTCGCCGTGCCGGTACCGACCGGCGTGAAGCCGATCGCGGCGGCTACCTCGGTAGCGCCCGTGGGAATCGGCGCAACGATCGAATAGCGGCCCCAGCTCGTGGTGATCGGGACAAGGACGCTCGCATTGATCTGCCCGGCCCAGGCCGTGGTGCCGGCGCCGCCGTGCGCATTGAGGCCGTAGGCGTAATCGGTCGATCCCTCATCGGTGCCGGTGCCATAGCTGATCGTCATCAGAACCTGGCTGCTGGCGGCCGAGAAGCCGCTGAGCGCCTTCAGATGGCAATCGAACTCGGCGGTCTGTCCCTGGAATTGCAGGGAATTGTCGCTCTCAACCTCCTGTGCGATCGTCACCGGCACGACACCGGTCAGCGATCCCTTGACGATTTGCAGCGAGTCGAGATAGCCGGCCGGCGCATCGGCCTGCTGGGTGATCGTCGCCGGCGTCGAGGTGCCTCCCCAAGCGAACCAGCGATCGGCTGTGTAGCCGACATAATAGGTCGCGCTGGCGAGCGCGACCGAGACGCCACGTTGCCACAAATTCTGCCCGGTCGAGAAGTCACCGCCGATGAGAGCGTTCTCGGGGTTGTTGCCCGGCTGGGTCTGCGGGTAGTTGCCGAAGAGAGTAGCGGGCATCCACTGGTCGCCGACCGCGGGATTGCCGCCCGGTACGATCTTGACGAGATCGTTCGGCCCGATCGATTGGACCCGCGGGGGCGGATAGGATTGGGCCAGAGCAGCAGCGACGGCGCCAGCCAAGAGCGCGGCGGCCGCGAGGCCGACGGGGATTTTCTTCATGTGGAAAACTCCAAGGGGGACAAGGGGACATGAGGGGGACAGGGGGGTACATGTCCCCCCATTGTCCGGACAGCGGGGCTAGTAGTGCAAGCGGCAGTAGACCCGGATATTCGCCGTGGCTGCCGCACCCTGTCCTGTCGTCAGCGAGAAGTAGATCGTGCGCAGGTCGAATTTCGCGGTCGTGTTGTTGAGGGTCGCAGACAACACGCTGCCAGCGGCATTGGTGGCCGCAGCGGTCAGGCCCGAGTAGGCCTGGCTGCTTGCCACGATCGCCGTTCCGGCTTTTGCGGGCGCCGGATAAAAACCGCCTGCCGCGGTGGTCAGCGAGACGCTCGGCGAGGTGATGACGATGGCGTCGATCTCATAAGTCGCGCTTGGGAAAGAGATCGGGATTGGCTGGTCGGCCGTCGAATTCATATCCGCGCCGCGCAAGGTCCCGCATTGGATGCGAGATGGCGCGTAGCCGCCCCATGGCGCCGTCGGGAATTGCATCTGCGTCTGCGCGCGCGCGCCGCCGCTCAAGCCGCCGACGAGCGCCAAAATTGCGACACCCGCGAGGGCGCGCCTCAGAAGATTTCGCATGTTGAAGCCCTTTGCATTTGAGACGGCGGTTTCAGCTGACGGCCACCGACAGCGACATTGCCGCCTGCCCGTTCCCGGAAAAGCGCCAATTGACAGTCCCGACTGACAAATCGGTGAAATTGAGGCGGTAGAGGACGCCCTTTTCGCACTCGCCGGTGGTGAGCGAGACATCGGTGCCCGTTGCCCATACCGCCTGCTGGCCCCCGCCGCCGACGTTGCAGACAATCCAGGTCGTGCCTCCGTCGAAACTGCGTTCGAGCCGCCCGCTGCCGGTCCAGGCGCCGTTCGGGCCGCCGCTGCCGAAGATGACCAGGTTGAAGACGCCGAAAATCTCGACGCCGGCGGTATGTCCTGGGGCGGTAAATGGCGCGTTTCCGGCCTGCGCCGACGAAAAGACAAAGTTCGCCTTGTCGCTTGCCGGCGGCGTCGGAATGACGGGCGGCGTCGCGGGGATGCCCATCAGTCTGCCGGGTTCTCGGCCGCCGCTGCGGCGCCCTGCTCGACGTCCGTCGGCGCGGGCGTTTCACGTGAAACGACACCGGTGTCGCCCTCGCCGATGCGGGCGACGAGCGCCAGCATCTCGGCCTCCTCGGCTTCGGTGCGGTGCTCATTCTCGCGCAATGCAAGGAGGCGTTGCTCCTCGGCGGCGTCCAAAGCTGGTTGGGCCGGCGGATCAAGCGGGGTGGCCGGGTCGACCTCAACCTCGACCTGCTTCATCGTCGGCCCGACCTGGTGCGGAAGGAGATGCACGATCTCGCCCGCTCGACGGAAGATGCCACCGATAAAGCTCTTCTCGGTCAGCACGTAGGGCTGCGGGACCTCTTCGGGTGCCGCCGGCGGCTGCCCGCGGTCCTGTTTGCCTCGCGAATCGTCGGACATGAGTGGTTCCTCTCTAAAATTCACCTGAACCCCCCATTCAGGTGCAGCGGTGTTATCCGTTATAGGTAGTGGGGCGCGCCGGATCGGCGATCGTGCCAAGGATGTGAATCGGCTTCTGCAGCGCGTCGACCGGGTAGAGTTCGCCCAATTCGATCGCGCCGTGGCTGCCCGCACCCTGCCCCGCACCGGTCTCGGGCCTGTTACCATCCTTGCCGATGACTTCGAAGCCGGCGACGAGCGGATCCTTTGCCGCCGGGGTGACCGAGGCGCCGATCGACTCGCAGAAGAGGCGATAGACCTCGCGGGCCATCTCGTTCTCCGGCCGCATCGCCTGGTTCGGGACGCCCGGCCATTTGACCCGGCGCGAGCGCTCGACATGATCGTTGGCGACCCAGGTCGGCTTGATCCACGTCTCGCTAAGATAGACCGCGGCCGTGAGGTGATATTCGGGGACGATGCCCCGTGCGCGCGCATTGAGCAGCAGTTCGACCATGCGTTCGCGGGCGCGCAGGCGCATCGCCAGAACGGCAGGCGCGACCGTGCGCTTGGCGCCGGGTCTACCCTGGTCGATCAGTTCGTTGATCGAAAGCGCGAGACTTTCGACGAAAGCGCGATCACCGCTGGGGTTCGGGATCTGCGCCGCCGGCTCGCCGCGCTCGTCGGCGAGTTTGGCGAGCATCGCGGCGACGGCTGCACCAGCTGCAGCGGAGGCTGCGGCGGCGATTGCCGCCTTGACCTCGGGTCGCTCCATGAGATTCGAGAGATCGAGCGCCGGCGGTTCATCGAATTGGGCGGCAGCGACGGTTGCACCGCCAGCCAGGAGTGCGGCCTCACGCTCGGCCAATTCGGCCGCAGCACGTTCGGGGGTATTGCTTCGCATTGAAATACTCGAGCGGTTGTGTCAGAAAAATTCCGGCGCCATTGGGCTGCGTGACACGGGGCCGCGGCGTGGGGTGCGTCGCGGCCCCAGATCGGCCGGACTAGCTCACGCTGTAATTGCGCTGTGCGTTCTTGATGCTCAGATCGTCGCGATCGAGGGTCACCAGCGCGTAGGCGATCGTGCCGGCCGAGAGATTGGTGCCGGCTGGGACCTGCATCAGGAGCCGCGCATAACGCGGGCGCAGCGTCGACGGGAATGCCGGTGGCCAGTCGAACCGCGCGATGATGGCGTTGGCAGGGGCCAGCGCGACAGCCTGCGCCCCGGTCTCTTCGGCGGTGTACCAAGTGTCCGGCTGATAATTGCCCGCCGCGCCCAGATCGGCCGCGAGCTGGAACGCCAAGTTCCACGTCGCCGCATTGCCGGTGGCAAATGCCGTACCGACCGTGACGGCGAGCAACGGCTTCCTGACGCCGATGCCGAAATCCGTTCCGAAGGTGGGAAAGCTGGTGCCGAAGATAATGGGCGGCGCTTCGCCGACGCCGGCGCCCAGAAGGTCGAGAGCGACGCCGCCAGGAGCGAGAACGATGGGGGCGCCCGCGGCGCCGACCATCGAGAGATTTCCCCCGATCGGCACGAAATTGAGAAGTGCGTCCGTGTACATGGGCGGGTTCCTTTACGAAAAGAAAAAGCCGCCCGGAGGCGGCTCTTTCATTGATTGCGGGGGCGCGATGCGACGGCGCCGCGGACCTTTAGGTGCTTTAGGTGCTTTAGGTGACCTGGCCTTCCGTGGTGAGCAGCTGGTCGCTGATGCCGACCTTGATGCCGCGGATGAAGTCGGTCACCCGACCCGCCGCGTCGGTCAGCGACAGCAGCACGTTGCGGTCGCGCATTCCCTGCACGTCGCACCAATGCCGCCCGGTGCGGCTCATGTACCAGACCGGCCGGATACCGGGCGCGGGCTCATCGGGCGCGTCGGTCTCGGTGATGCCGCTGGCTTCGCGGCTGAGCGTCGGCGGAAAGAGGACCGCCTCGGCGAAGAGCGCGAACAAATCCGCCGCATTCGGTCCGGCGAGGCCGGCGGCGGTCACATCGAGGTTTGCGATGCGCACGCCATAGCGCCAATCCTCGACGACGATTCCGGCTTCCTGGCGGAAATAGCTGGTGAGCGCGCGGAACGGATTGCCGAGCGCATCGAAGGCGGGCCATGTGTCGCCGAGGTTTTCCTGATTGAGGCCGGCTTTCGAGTTGCGCGGGAACAATCCCTTGATCGTCATATCGCCCCAGCAGATGAGCCAAGCGCTGAGGTTCGAGGAACCGGTGCCGCCGCCGTTGATGACGTTGGAACCGTTGGCGGCCGAGTTGCTGTCGGTGTTGTAGAACGGCGACAAGCCCATGAATTCGCCGGGCGTCGCGACCGTATTGCCATACCAGAGCGTGTTGCAGACCGTCTGCCCCATGCCCTCGATGAAGGATACATCCTCGCGATATCGGAAATTCTCGATATCGCCCGAGCGCTCGGCCAGCGTGCGATCGACCTGGCTCCAGCCGACGAGTTCGCCCAAACCAACGCGGGATTTGGCGGTCGTCGATTTGCCGAACGCGGTTCCGGCATTGATCTGGCGCCATGCACCTGCCGGGATCGAGGTACGATAGACGAATTCGTGCCCCGTCATTTCCGAGGCTTCCGCCCACGGCATGTCCTTCAGCGGGTCGTTGGTTTGGGACATCAGCTCCGCGATGCGGCGCTGTTTACCCATGGCATCGGTGCGGCTCGTCAGGTCGAGAAGGGTGGGCCATTGTCCGTTCGCCATTTTCTGCCTCCATAAAGACCGCCGCTCGCACAAGCGAGGTGAGCGGCGTTGTTGTTTTCTGGAGGTCAGCTTTTCGGGTACGCTTCACGCGCTTGGGATGTCCGAATAGCTGACCAAGCCTATTCGCCTCATTCGTGCATGCCTGGGGCGGGTTGATAGGGGCCGGCGGGACGTGTCGCGGATGGCGCGATCCTGCCGGCTCCGGTTGGGGTGCGCCGATCTGCGACGATCTTGCGACGATCCCTTTATTTGTTCGGGGCGGCGGGTCCCGGGCCGCTGCCGACCGTTTCGTAAAACCCGCCGTGCGCCCCGGCGGATGGGCGCCTGCCATTGTTGGGCGGCGGCTTTGGCGGATCGTGCATCGGCGCCGGCTCGTCGAAGAGACGTGCCGCGGCGTGGAATACGCGCAATATCTCGGGATGGTCGCCCGCCCCGGTCAGGTCCATTGCGCGATTGAAGGCTTCGCGGCGCGCGCTCGGTACAAGCATATCGCGCATGCGGGCGATCGCGTTCATCGCGGTCTGATGGCCGGCGCCGCCCAATTCCTCGTCGGCCATAACTTCGGTGCGCCAGCCGCGCCGCATCTCGCCGAAGGCTTTGTGTTGGTCGGCGGCAATTCCCTCGGCGTAGCTCTGCATCGCATTGACGTGCATGTCGACGAGCTGCTGGGCGCGCGCCTGCGGGGCGAGTTCGGTATTGCCGAGGAGCGCGGTGAATTCGTCGACGCGCTCGGGTTGCAACGTGACGCCTTCGGGCAGGGTGAAGGCTTCGTATTTGACCGGCTCGGCCGCGCCGACGACGGCGAGTGCGGCCGCCGGATCTGCTATCGGCGGATCGCCGGGCTTTGCCGCTGCCGCCGGATCGACTGCAGGCTTTGTCGCGAGCGGATCAGCGGCAGTAGCGATGAGGCTCGGCGTGTCGGTGTGGAGCCCGATGGCGGGTTTCGCCTCGCCCGGTGCGGGTGCTTCCGGGGCAGCCGGCGGCGCTTCGGCCGTCGGGGGGACGCCAGCCGCCGGCGCTGCGGCTGCCTCGGAAACGACTTCGGCCACCGCAGGGGTGGCCGATTGTTCGGGAACGACAGGGGACGCCGCCGGGGCGCCGCCGGTGTTATCTTCGGGCGGCAATGGGGAACCTCACATGACCGATTTAGAAATGGCGCGTGCCGAAATTTCGGCGCATCTCGTCGACGTTGTTGTTCGCCTGTTCAAGCCGGGCATGAAGACGACGATCGTTGTGCGACGACCGGGCTCGCCCGAGCGAGAGTTCGTGATTACCAACGACCGGATCGACGACGTTATCGAGTGCCTTTCGCGCCGGCGCGAGGCTGGCGCTGCGGAACAGCAAGCGCCGGATCGTTCTCCCGCTCCATCAGGAAGACGCCCTCTGGCGTAATAATCTGCCAGGATCGCTTTAGTCGTCGCGCAAGTACCTGCTGTCCGAGTTCGTACCAAGTCGCCTCGGGCTGCGGAAACCCGTTGGGTCCGCATGCAAAGCGCTCTTCATTCGGGTGGCCGGCCTCGAGGATTTCCCAACGCTCGCGCCGCCCAGCTGGCGTGCTGAAGGCGCGACGAACAATGTCTGCGATCTCTTCCCTGCGCAGCGTCGCACGGGCGCGCGCCCGCTTCAGTGAACGAGGTTCGGCCGCATTGACAGCTTCGGGCATAGCGGGGTCACCGTCGGAAGGCTCGTCCTCCGGCGTCTCGATGTCGTCATCGACCATATTGCGATCAGGAGTCTTTCGGCTTGCGCAGTTCCGCGAGCGCGGTCCAATCGAAGCCGTCCTTGGACGACAGAAGCCCGCCGCGAGTTCTAAACGGATCTCGATCCGGCGGGGATGGTGGCGTGCTCGGTCCTGGCATGTGCCAGTTTCCTGGGTCCGGATCGCGCACCGCGTTGTCGAGCACCTCTCGCTGTGCGATGGCTGCGGCGCCGATCAAGTTGATCTTGAAGCCGTTGTCGTAGGCCGTCAGGTGTCGCACGTCGCCGGTGCGCAGAACGATGGAGATCGACACCGCGCCTATTTCGTCGCGCGCGTAAAGGGCCGTCATCTCGTCGATAATCGAAGCCATGCCCCGCTTGAAGCGCAGCGCGCCGTCTTCGTCTGGCATCAGGCGTTGCCCTGCGCCGGCATCACTGCCAGCAGTAGCGCGGCATGCGCCTCTTCGGCAGTCGCGAACGGCCCGGCGAAGAATTTCATGCCGGGTCGCATCGGAAGGATGTCAGCGCTACCCCGCTCGGCCCAGGCTTCTGGGGTGTACCAAATGGATTTCTTGGGCCTGTCAGCCATTAGGCGGTTCTCCTCTGATCGCGGAACGCCGGCGGCAGCGCGATCCCGCCGGGCGTGATGACCGAAACCGGGCGCGTATCGCGGTGTGGACCTGGTCGGACCGGCGGGCGTAGATGCCCAGTTTTACCGGTCGCCATCGTGCGGCGCTGCTCGGCCTTGCGGTGGCACTCGCGCAAGACGCCGGCGAGCTTCAGAAATAGAGGCCGCGGATAGTGGCCGCGCAGCCAGTTGCCGGCGCGCTTGTGGCACTCGCCCATCATGTGCGCGATTTCGAGCCAGCCCGGGTCGCCCATGTCGCTCTTGAGCGCCTCGAAGCCGTGGGTGCCGGCAAAGCCGATCGGCGCACCGGCGCCGCCCGCATCATCGCGCCAATAAGCCGCCTGCCGCGCCGCGCCCTCGATGAAGCCCAGCTCCTCGATGAGGAGCTGATAGGTCGGCCCACGCATCGGCAGGGTGGCCAGGAGATCGCAATGCTCGGCGGCCAGTCGGAAATTCTCGGAGAGGCACGCAAAGATTTCGATCTCGGTAAGCTGGCTCACCTGTCGCCGCCGATCCAGCGCGACGGCACGAAGGGACGCTCCTCCGGCGGCAGCGGCTGCGCGGGCAGCGGTACGAGCGGGCCGTCAGGGTCGGCGCCCAGCGCAGCGACGGGCGCATCGATGGACGCGCGATGCTGCAGGCTCTCGATCACACGCCATTTTCTGAGCGCCTCCTGATAGCGGAACAGGCGCGCCTGTCGCGACGGGTTCCCCACCATTAGGTAGCGCTCCGGGACCATAAAGGCTTCGTTGATCTTGCGATCCACCTCGGCCAGCATTTCGGCTGTGACCGGTGGTGCCGGCTCAGGCGGCGCCATGATCATGAGCATCGCTTCGACCAGCTCCTCGATGATCCCGACCAGCATCATCTTTATCAGTTTTCCGCTCGCGTCCAGCGCATCACGACGTGCGGCGATGGGATAGCACAATGCACAGTTCGGGTCGCCGCAGCTTATCGTCTTGCTCTCGTATGTCGGCAAAGCCGCCGTGAATATCGTTGAGCAGACACAGCGCGCGATTCCCGATGCCGGGCGCTGTATCGAGGCGCCACATTTCGGGCAAGTCATCGTCTCTCCGCGCGCCTTGGCGAGAATGGCGCGCGCCGCGAGCCAGTCTTCGCTAAAATCCCCTGGGTTTTCTTCCATTTGAGCATCCTGCTCCGGCGAAATGAGCCGAGCCAATGCCTCGTAAAGCTCCGGTGCCGCCGCGATCAGCGTGCTGGTGCTGGGCGCTCTCGCTACAGTTCTCGTCTTGCTCTCGTTCATGCTCCCGCTCCTGTCTGTGCTCCGGCTTGGCCGCCGAGCATAGCAGCAACGGGGTTCTGGCCCCCCCCGATATCGATCTTGCTCGCGCCCTCGGCCGCTTGCACCGCCGCCGGGATCGCCTGCATCGCCTGCTGTTGCTGAGCGTGCTGATCGCGGATCTTGTCGGCGGCTTGGACCTGCTCATCGGTATAGAGGAGGCGCGCCGGGAAACCGTAGCGGTCGCCGATGAAGCGCAGCGTCTCGTCGAGGTTGATGATCCGCATCGGGTCGGGCAACTGTGCGCCACCCGGAACATGCGTCGCCATCGCGGCCTCGGAGAGCTTCGCCGCGGTGCCGACGGTCTGCTGCATGCCGCCGATCTCGGCGGCGCGCTGCGCCATCTTCATCATCGAAATGTATTCGATGCTGATCGGCACGCCGTGCAACGATTTGGGCGGCGGCTTCAGGAGACCGCGGCGGTAGGCGATCGAGATGACGCGCTGCAAGGCGGGCGACGCGACCTCGGTTTCGAATAGCTCAATGACCGGACCGAGCATCTGGATTTTCTCGCCTTTGCGCTCGGCGATTTCCAGCTCGTTGCGCGGCTGCACGCCCTCCATCTGCGAGATCATCAGGAAAACGTCGGTGAAGAAGCACCGATCGATGCGCTTCTGCACGCTCTCGATATCGGCGGTCAGCGGCGCCATACCCTGACCATTGATCTCGAACAGCGGCCAGAATCCCTCTTTGCGGCCCTGGCCGCCAATGGTGTAAGTGACTTCGCCCGGGAGGATCGAGGAGGGCCGGTGCTCCATTTCAAGGCTCGCGCCCATCGGCGGCCGGACCATCTTGTCGATGAATTCGCCCTTGCGGCGCTGCTCTTGCTGCAGCTGCTGGGTGTCCGGCAGCGCGTCCATGCCGGGACCGCGGCCGTAAGCGTCATTGCTCGTCTTGCTCCAACGCACGGCCATGAACGGGCGCTCGTGGAAGCCTTTGCGTGATAACTCGGCCTCGGTCTTGCGCCCGCGCAGCCAATAGACCTCGCGATAGGGGAACGAGCCGGGGACGACGCGAACCGTCTTCTTGCCATTGCGCGCGGAGATCAGGAAATTGGGTTCGATTGCGTGCGCGACGATGACCTCGCGCTCGAGGAGCGCGCCGCCCTCTTCCCAGTTCGCCCGGATTTCCGCGGGGCAGGCTTCGAGCCCGAACCAATCGACGACCTGGGCGACGGTATAGGTGAACTCGCGATAGAGGCTGTCGACGGAGAGGCGCCCGCCGGTCGCGAGGAAATACTCACCGGCGCAGGGCACGTAGCAGCGGATTACGTCCTCGTGATCCTCGTAGATAATGAGCGGGGACGTACCGAACGTTGCCACGTCCTGAAACAGCTGGCCCGCCTCGGTATAGAAATTGGACCCGCCAAGGATCGCATAGATGCGCTCCGCGGTGTCGTCGAGCCAGGCCTGTCCGTCAGCGTCCAGGTCGAAATTGGGCAGCGCGACGCCGAGCTTGAACCATGGGCGGCTTGGGGACATCAGCCCGGCCAGCATGCCCGAGGCGCAGACGCGCATCGCCAGCGTCGCGGTCGAATCGACGATCGACTCGTTGACCGGGTTGCCGCGGTTGGTCGTGTTCGCGGTGATGACCCAGTGGTAGCGGTAGGGCAGCAGGAACCGGGCGAGCGCGGCCCAGTGGACCCACCACGACCAGCGCCAGAGCCGCAGCATCCCGAGCCGCGCCTCGAGATGGGTAAAGATCGTCAGCCAGTCGGCGCCGGGCTTGCGATCGCGGTCTATCGTGAGCGGTTGCGCGGCGAGCAGCGTTGCGCCGCCGTGGTCAATCGCGTTGTCGGACATCGATCGGGTGCAGGTTGCGGCAGCGCGGGCAGAGCGCGAGATCGGGGGTGATCGAACGCTTGGGGTGCAGGATCACGCCGAGCATGGCTGCGCTCGCGGCCACCGTCAGGAGGACGATGCCGGCAAGCGCGAGGATGTTCATTTAGAAAAGCAACGTGATCCAGGCTGCGACGCCCAGAATGATGCTGGCCCACGTCACCGGCGCGCAAAGGCGTCCCGGCCAGTTGTATTGTACGAGATAGCTCAGATAGGTGATGCCCATCGCGGCAAGGGCGAGACGCCAAGCGGCGGGCCGTTCCAAGATGATGCCGGCCCCGAAAGCGCTCACGAGATAGAGCGCGCTGTTGAGCTGCAGCCCATCGATGATCCGATCGGTTGCGTCGCAGTTGCAAAGGCAGTTGCGGCTTGGTTGCGCGGTTGCGGCGCCGGCATCGTCATCCATGCTCGCCTCTGTCAAGTCGGCACTTCTGCCACTTTGCGACTTGGCCGAAGTGGCGAGGGGTCTCATTGCCCCGTCAGCTGCTTTTGCGCCGTGGTCGGGCTCGCTGTGCCCTGGCCGCCGGTGAGGATCGTGCCGTCGGCGCCAAGGCCGCTTGCGGCAGCGGCCGCCGCGCGTTCGGCTGAGCCTGCCTGGGCGACGCTCGCGTCGGCCGCGGTCGGGGGCGCGGGTGGCGGTGGCGGCGGCGGGGGCGGCGCCGGTATCTTGGGGGAGCCGAAGAGCATGCCCATCAGGGGATCGATTCCAATTTCTCAGGGCCGAAACCGGGCCAAAAGGTTGCGCAGGTTGCGCAGGTTGCGCCTGGAATGCGTGAGGTTCATTGGGGTCAATGGTCCTCCTATGAGCCCAACGGTCCTCCCCCCGACGGCGGGAGGGTTCAAGCGGGCTCGCGCAATGATTCGGCGGCCGCCAGGACAAGGTCGACCCCGATTTCGGTCGTTTGCGCGCATCGAAGCCGCACCAGCGTCCGCTTCTCGCCGGTGATGTCGATCGCATGCCGCACGCCCTGCGCCATCGCCTCGCCTTGAGTACGGGCGACGGTGAAGATGCTGGTCAGATACATGCCATCGGTCGGGTGCTCGGTCAGGACCGCGACGGCCCAGGCTCTCATCATCGGCGCGCCTCGGGGGCTCTTATCAGGGTCTTAAGGTCCGCCATCTGGGTAGCACGGCTATGGGGACCGGTCGGCGCCGGCTGCGGCGGGCAGCCGGTCAGCCAGTGCCGGATCGCGGCCACAGAGCCCATCTCGCGGCTCAGCTCGCGCAGCAGGGGGCGAAGCTCTTGCGGCGTCATCGTGCGTCCTTATAGGGGTCGTAATCGGATCGATGCTGCGAGCGGCCCGGCTGGCCGGAGAAACCGCGGGGGAGGACCGGCTGCGCGAACGTCAGCATCAATCCGTCCATGTGATCCGGGCTGTACCCGAGCTTGATCTTGACCAGATCCTTCGGCTCCAACAGCAGCGCATCGCCTTTGAACGTATAAGTGGTTTTGGTCAGCGCCGCTGCAAGCTCGGGGCAATCGGGGATCTGGCCGCCGGCCTTGATCCAGGCGACGCATTCGAACGCCATCTCGGATCGCTTGTTGTAATAGCGCCGGTCATTCGGCTCGCCGGAGAACGGCACGCCGATCGGCGAACGGCCGAGCTGGCGCAGGCAATCGATGACGCCTACGGCCCAGCCACCGGTGTCGTCGATGAAGGTGGCGTCGGCGTTCCAATCCCCCCATTTGCGGGCGATCGCCCCAGCCATCTGAAAGCTGTTGATGTTGCGGTATTGCAGCGGGTTGAAGGCGATCAGGCCCTGCCGCGGGAAGATGATGTTCGAGTCGTCGCCGAACCGGGCGACGTCGACACCGAGCACCTTGGCCGCGTGGGCGATCTGGTCTTCTTTGTATCCGCGGCGCGTGGCGGCTGATACCTCGTCCGGGCCGATCAGCGTATTGATCGAGGATGGCGGGAAGCGGCCGAAGACGTTGACCAGCACCCACGGATTGTCGCGGCCGTACTTCTCGATCTGCTCGCGCGCCCATTCCGCTTTGACCCGGGGCGAGCGTTTCGGATCATCCGGATCGCCGGTAATTTCGACGATGAACCAGAGGCGGCGCTCGGTCGTGCACGCCGCGTAGAGCGGGCCGTCGAGCATGATCGGGTTGCCGGCCTGAACGATATGCGCCTCGATGCCGGTCGAGAGCGCGGCTTCGGCCGAGGCCATGACGGCCGACGGAATGCCGCCCGACTCGTCGAGGATGAACAGCACATAGTCGGCGTGCAGCCCGGCAAGCGTATCGGCCTGCTGCTGCGGGTCGGCACCTTGGCGCCAGCTCCGCGCGCTCATCCACCAGGTCTCGGGGTGGTCGCGGCTGATGATCCGCGTCTTCTGCCACTCGAAAGTGCCCTTCAGCAGCTCCGATTTGGCCTGCCACTTCGCCATCTCGGTCCAGAGATTATCGGCGAGGTTCTCGCGCGTGATGCTCGTAGCGGCGATTTTCGGATGCGGCCGGGTCAGAAGGAAATTCCACGCCAGCCAGCTTTCGAGTGCGGTTTTGCCCGGACCCTTGCAGGCTTTCATCGCGATCCGCTGATGGTGCGGAAAGGCGGCGAGCACGTCGTCCTGCCAGGCGTCGGGCGTGACGCCGAACACCTCGCGGACGAAAACTTGGGGCTTCTCCCACCACTCGAGGATCTTGTCTTCGGCGAGAGCGACCGTCATTACGTCCTTTTCGCGACGGCTCCCATCACGAGCTGCTCCAAGGTGAGCTTGCCGGTCAATTCGAGCTTGTCGTTGAAGATACCGAGGTGGCGGCCGAGGCTGTTGAGCGCGGCCAGCTTGTCGGCCAGCTTGAACTTCACCCGCTTGACGCCGAGTGCTTCCTCGCCGTGCCCGTCGGTGTATTCCTCGACCGTGACCTCGCTCAGCGCCGCGGCCTGATCGCGCGTCAGAGCGCTGAAATCGAGCGTCGGATTGCCACCGTGTCCGACCCGCATGTAGTCGAGCATGTTGGCGAAGCTGAGCTTTGCGAGTTCGGCGACCACGCGATCGGCGCTGATTTCGAGCCGCTCGCTGCGTTTCTCCATCTCGACGGCGATCGCGGCAGCGATTACGGGTTTTCTCAGGTTTTCCCAGCCGATGTCGTGCGCGGTCTTGGCGCTGTATCCGGCGCGGATGGCCGCTTGCGTAGCGTTCAGGTCTTGCAGGTATTCCTTGACGAACAGGGCCTGCTTTTTTCCGAGTTTAGATGGCATCTCTCTGCTGGGGCTGCGCGTCTGGGCCGAGTAACTTGCGCAGGCGCTTTATGGGCTCGGCCATCGAGGGCATTTCGATGAGCGCGAGCGTCTCGCTGATTATCGTGGCCGCCGCGCGCTGGTCGCCTTCGCCGGCGAGCTGTGCCGCTCGCTGGCGCAAGCGTCCGGTCAATTCGGCGAGTTCGACCGCTGTTGCGTGTGTGACGTTTGTTGCACGGCCGAATTTATCGCGATACATGACGTGCTCTACCCCTCTGTCAAAAAGGAAAAGCACGCCATGCCATCAGCGACTCTCACCAAAGCCGATTGCCTTTGGCTCGCCGCGCTGCAGCCGCCGCATTACAGCGCCGTGGAGTGGAAGGCCAAGCTGCTCGACATGATCGTTGCGGGCGATGTCTACGACGAAGGCTCGACGAGTGCATCGCAGCCGGCGCCCGCCATCAGCAAATTCTCGACCGAGTTGCTCGCCTTGATTCAGCAGGGCGGCGGCAATAGCGGGATGAACCTCGACCAGCTCAAGCAGAAAACCGGGCGGGCGGGCAATATCATCGGTCGCGCGCTCGCGAGCCTGAAAGGTCAGAACCTCATCAACGAGACCGCCGGCGGCGCCTATCTGGCCGTCGGTGCGAGCAACGTGCAGGGCATCGGCACCGGTCCGACGCCGGCAAGGCGCGGTCGGCGCCCCGGTACGCGGCAGGCCGCGGCGAACGCGGCCTAGAACGAGCCAGTACGAGCGCCGTCTAAGGCGGCGGCTGCTCGTGCGAGCACCCGGCGCACCTGGGTGCTATTCCAGCCAAAATTGCCGGCCGGAGTTTCTATCCCGCGCGCCGTAAGCGCCCTTGCCACATCGCCGAGCGAGCGGCATCCGGCCTTGCGAGCGGCCTCGATCAGCGGCAGCACGTCGCCGGCGTATTGATCGGCTTTGGCGGTGCGCGCCTTGCGCGCGACACGGGCATCGCCGAAACGATCGCCGCGGCGAAGATTAGGATTGCCCAGCTTGTCGATACGCTCGCCGGATCGCCGGGAGATCCAGCCGCGGCCTGCCGCCAGCTCGGCCTTGACGACCGCGAGCGCCGCGGTTGTGCGGCCCGAGATCGCCTCGGCTTCGTATTCCGCGAACGCGGCCATGATGTGCACGAGGATCTTCGTGGCGTGCGGGTTGTCGCATGCCACGAACTCGACGCCGGACTCCATGAGCCCGCTGATGAAATGAACATTGCGCGCGAGCCGGTCCAGCTTCGCGATTATCAAGATCGCACGCCGAAGGCGGCAGCTGCTCAGCGCTTCGGCCATTTGGGGCCGGTGTCGCTTATTGGTCCCCGTCTCGATCTCGGTGTATTCGGCAATGACCGTGCCGCCGGCGCCGGTCACATGCTGGGTGACAGCCTGTCGTTGAGCCTCAAGACCGAGCCCGGAGACACCTTGTTTGTCCGTCGAGACCCGAAAATAGGATACGAAAAGCGGCCCTGCGCCGGCGCGTGTCGCGCTGCGGCGGGCGGTCCTCATGGGCTGTCACTCTGATGCGCTCGTATGACCAGAGCGACATGGTTCAGTGGGGACGTGCGGCGCCCGCGCGCCGGTCGACCTCATCGAAATAATCGTGCAGCAGGTCGAGCCCTTCGCGGATCTTCTCGAGCCGCTGCGTCGTGCGCGGCACGTGGTCGTAAATGACGAGATCGTCGACCGCCATCGCGACGGCGGCGCCGTGCCGGCCGAGCGCCTGGCGGGCGGCGAGGTAATCGCTGCGATCGGCAGCACCCCGTTCCCCGTCGCTCATCTGGTCGAGCGCGGCCATTGCAACCTGGAAGCCGCCACTGGCTACCAAGTTGCCGAGAATCGAGGGGAGGACGAGAGGGCGTACCGCGCGCTTGAACAGCGCCGCATAGCGCAGGCCGGTGTAATGCTGAGCCGAGCTGATGTCGCGTTTCTCGCCGGGCTTTGGGTCGCGGACGTAAAGCACCCCGAGCGCATAGGAGGCATAGCGCTGCTTGCGATCGTCTGTGCCTACGAGAGCATGACGCCGTTCCTTTTGTTCATCGGTCGGGCCGTCATTTGTCGGGCGCAGCTTACCACATGGGTAACGCTCGCCGGGTCGTGGGCGGGGACCATGCTTAGCCATTGGTTTCCCGCGCAAAGACGACAAATCCGCCTCGGCCAGAGACCGGGCGGACAACATTCTTGACGCTATGTACTCGGAAGCTGCGCGCATTTTCGCACCCTGTCAAGAATCTTTCAAAGATTCATGCCATTTGTAGGAGTGTTACCCTGTAGATAGCACGCAAAATCGGAATCGATGCGTTTTATGAACTATATCAATCTATTAAAATCACGCTGCTTCCGTTTCGCGCTTGTCATCCCAACCCTCCAACCGCATCCGTTTGTCGACTAGATCGAAGACTTGGCGGGCTTCCTCGGGATCACCCATCTGCGTGGCCAGGTACGCCGACAATTCGCCGGGGCGGCCGGTCGCCTGAAGGTATCTCATGTGTTTGGCCCGCAGCGCCTCGCGTATCTGCTCGGCCGAGGGCTTTCCTCCTCTCATCGAGGCGCAACGGTCCAATGGGAAAGTCGTGTCAAACGTGTCCCGACGCGGCATCCGGCATGTCTGACGCACCTGCTCGACGCAGGTATCGACATGGAGGAGATCGTCGGCTGACCTGCCTTCGAAAGGCGCGGAGCGCACCTGATCCCCTTTTGCAGACTCCTTTAATCTTGAATCTCTCTCTTTCTCTTTCTCTGTGTCGCGCGCAACGCCCTGCGCAACGCTTGCAACGCCCCGCGCAACGCTTTGTGAGAGGCCTCCGGGCAGCTCCATGAGGAGTTCGCCTTGCCGCCGATCGCGACCATGGACCTCGCGGAACCGGCGCGATCGTCGAGCCGCCGAAGTTTCGGAGCGCGCGCCGGTTGCAGCGCTGGTCGGTAATTCCTGGCGCTTTGCCCATGCAGCGATGCGGTCTCCGACGATTTTGCCGAACTGTATAAAAACCGCGACGATCCGCTTTACCTCGTCGAGCGGGACCCGGTTGAACGAGGCGATCACCGGGAGCAATCGCTCATATCCGGCGACCGAGCCGCGGTCGTCGCGTTCATTGGCGTACTCAAGGAGCGCGAAATAGGTCTGCGCTGCCACCGCTGGACTAGATCCGGATAGGTCCGCTACGGCTGGGAAAATCGGATCAGTGTGGGCGCCGTTCCACAGCTTGAGCCACATAAACGGTGTCATGGAATTCCCCCCTTTTGGGTCAGGTACGAAAAGCGAAGCATGTGCGCGGTGATGGAGATCCAGCCGTGAGGCGGCTTGCCGCTGTTGCCCAAAGCGGCCCATGCCATTTTCGCGGACACGCCGGTAGCGCGCCAAACCAGGATCGTCGCTTCGATGTCGAGAAGAGCAGCATCGGGCAGCAGCGGGAGCGAATTATCCCCACGTTGCACAGACTAATCCACAAGGGCCGGCCTCACGGCTCAAGCCCCGCGAAAAGGTCTCCCATATACGATGGCGCGCGCCCAGCAGCTTTCTCTCGGGCGTTGGCTGTGTCGACCGCGGGCGTCAGCGGCCAGACCGTGATGCGCAACATCGGCTTCTCACTGTACCGTTTGACGACACAGCCTTCCGCGATCTGTTTGTCATCTTTCCAGATCAGCGTATTGCAGCCGTCGCAAATTTTCCCGATGTTGTCCCAATCTGGCTTAACGGTCGGCCGGATGATGCCGAGGAGCGCCTCGCGCTGGCGCTTCATCGACCAGCTCGTCGGGATTGGGAAATCCGCCTCGATGAAGACGCGCAGCGGGATCCCGTCGGCGATGAGTGTGCGGCCTTCCATCGCCTTAGCGGCGGCAATCCGGAGGTTTCCCTCGTATTGCTCGCTTGCTGGATGGGAGTGCGTGACAAACGCGCCGTTTTTCATGCGGTCGCGCCGCACCGAGCCCTTGCCGCGAGGATGTCCAAGCATCGTCACGACGATCGGGAAAGTCATCGCCGCGGTCGGCCGCGGCGTTTCGCTGGAGGCTCGACATGCCCGCCGTTGTTTCCCGGCTCGGGCGCGGTCCAGCCAGCGCGACCCATTGCTCATATTGAGCACGTTCGGTTGTGGCGCTGAAAGGATTGCTCTCTTCCGGCTCTTGCGCCTTTACCCGCGACCGCGCCCAGCTCTAGGGCTGTTGCGAGCAGCGCTGCGCGCTCATTATTGCCGAGCGCGCGTCCGATCTCATAATCGGCATGGCCGTATTCCGGATAGGCGGCCGCATGGTCGCGGTCACCGCGCAGTCCGTCCTCCTTGCCGATCCTGCGCGCCTTCTTGTCAGGAGGCGTGGGCGCCCGAGGGATGGGCGCCCGATTTGCAGGCCGCGCCAGGTCCAGATTGACGGCGAGTGCCGGGAAGTCGTGGGCGGCAATCAGGACGACAGCGCGGCTGACGACGGTGCGCATCGCGTCCTGGACAAAGGTGGCGAAATAGACCTGCTGTTTCTCGGACAGCTTATGCCAGGGCTCGCGCAACTCGCGCAGGATGTCGAGCACCAAGTCGCGCATGTCGCCGGCGAGCGTTTCGGCGTCAAGCTCCGGCCGATAGTTCGCCATCCAGTCAGGTAGGGCCTCTTCGGCTTGCCCGAGGATCTCGTCCTCCAAGGCATGCCCCTTACCAGAGTTGACTTCTGCGGCGCTCGCGGTATTTTTGCTCACCCAAATACCCTCTTATTTTGTGCCCACGCCCGGCAGCTTGTAGCGAAGCTGCCGGGTCGCTCACGTTATGCAGCGGTCTCGTCCAGGAGCCGCTCGTCGAGAGCCACGCCCTCGGCCTCGCAGATTTTTATCAGTCGGCGATGTAGCCGCGCCGGGAAGCGATTTTCCCTACGCCAATTACTGACGGCGCTGGGCACGAGCCCGAATCGCGCTGCGACCTTAAAGGTGCCCCCGAGGGCCTCAACGACATCGTCTACGGTCATCATCCCACCAAGCTATTCAGCGCAACTGACTCTTGTCAAGCGGCACGATTCAACCACCCTGCATATTCCCCATTGACAGAGACTTGGGGCAACATTCATTATCTGTGAAGCGTTGGGCAGGGCAATCGTGCCGGCCGATAGGAGATCCTGAGATGACACAGACTGCAAAATATATCGCGGAAATCGGCGGATCGAGCTGGGCGCGCGGCCCGCGTCTTGAGTGCGCGACCATCCGCGAGGCGCGCAAGACGGCGGAGGAATACGGCACCACGGCCGATTACTGCTACATCTACAACGCCAAAGGTCGGCTGGTCGGGTCGCACCATCGCGACACATCCGGTGATGGCACACGCTGGTTCCGGGCTGTCGCCTAACTCGCGGCTCCAATCCCTCCCATCATCAGCCCGCTCCTACAGAGGCAGCAGGGGAGACATTTTGATGCCGCCGACCTACGACGAATACGACGACGAAGAAGAGAGCTTCGGCGAGGGCGAGTGTACCTGCCTGAGAATCGGTCGCGGAGGCAACGATCCCGACGCGGGATGGCGGCGCGACCGCAACTGCCCCGTCCACGGCGAAGACCCGGACTATGCGCTTGAGCGCAGGAGGGACGACGAGCGATGACTGAGATGTTGATCCGGCTGGGGCTGGCGTGGCTGGCAATTAATGCTTTGGTGGTGTGTGTCCTGTTGATGGGAGCGAAGCGGTGAGCGCGCTATTTGGTGAGTCCAACCGTGTTCCCCGCCTATCGGGGCAGGAAGAGATAGTCCTGACGTACCTGATGCGTGGCATCACTAATAAGTCGATCGCCCGAGAACTCGGAATCGCCGAAGCGACTGTGAAGGTTTACGTCAAGAATTTGTTGCACAAGCTCCGGGTACAGAACCGCACACAGGCGGCTATTTGGGGCATTAACCGATCCGCAGTGATGACGGTGATCGGGAGCGCCAGCGCGGTTGGGGGAGGATTGAGCGATGGCGATTGATCGCAGCGAGATCAACCGGGCGCTGGCGAAAGCCATTGCCTATAAGCAATGCGGCAAGCAACGCGAAGCCGAGAATTGGGCGCGCGTGCTGGTGCGATTGCTGGAATGTCACGAAATCCTTGTGGGGACAGGCCCACTCTAACGCGCGTGAAGGAACGAAAATGGCTACAAAGTTCTCCCGGCATATTGAAGGCGCATGCGGGCTATTGCGGCAGGACGTTCCTCCGACGGAGGAATACCTCGCCTCTATCGCGATCAGCCTCAAGCGGCTCGCGGACGCGGAATGCGATGATATTCTTCAAAGCCGAGGCGTCCGCCCTTCGATACCGCCCCCCATTCCCTGGAAGGTCACGGCTATCCTGGACCAAGCGCACGTCGCGCTGCGGACGATAGATGCGGAGGTTGTGGTTATCGAGCTAGACAAAGCCGTCGTAACCCGGCCGGCGCTCGACCGCGTTGGGAACGCCATCGCCGCCATCGAGGAGTTCGCCCGCGAGCACGGGATCACGCTAACGGAATTCAGGCAATGACTGCGACATCCGATTACCTCAACCGCCCGCTGCGCGGCCTCGATGAGGTATTGCGCCAACGCGCCCGCAAGCTGGTCGTCGATATCGCCGAGGAGGCTGGGCTGCATCGCTGTCCCAACGCGACCGTTCCCGGTCCGGCCGTGCTGTGCGGCTGCGGGCCGGGGAAATGCGCCAGCAAGGAGACGAAGCGATGAAGATGCAGCCGGTGGCATCATCGACGATCGCCAAGATCGGCCACGAGAACGGCACGCTCGCCGTGCGCTTTGTCAATCGCACCAGGAAGGACGGAACCAACATTCCCGGCGCGCTCTACGAATATGACGGGGTGCCAGCCTCTTTGTATCGAACGCTGCTCGCCGCCGATCGCAATCCGAAGCAGAGCGTCGGACAGGCATTTGACCGGTTCGTGAAGAACGCGAAGCCGCCCTATCCTTACCGAAGGATCGACCAATGAAAATCACGCTCGAAAATACCGACAAGATCATCGAGGCCGAGGTCGATTGCGCCCTGGTCAATGCCCGAGTTTGGGAAGGTACGACCGAAAGCGGTATCCCGGTTGTCGCCTTTATCGTTCGGATTTCGCCGCAGACGCATGACCCCGAGGCCAATGCCCTCTTCGCCCGCGAGCTGATCGAGACACGCAAGGCGACTATCAAGCCGTTCGCAGGCGGCATTTCGCTCCGCTACATCCTCTAAAAGGGCGACCAAATGAAAATCATCGAATTCTCAGCCTCGAACTTCAAGCGGCTGCGTGCCGTCGATATCACGCCCAACGGCCATATGGTCGAAATCAAGGGAAAGAACGGGCAGGGGAAGTCGAGCGTGCTCGACGCGATCGAGGCGATTTTCGCCGGTGCGCTGCCGAAGCGGCCGGTCCGCGACGGCGCCGAGCGCTCGGTCCTGCGCGCCAGCGTTGGCGAGGAGGCGGTCGAATACATCCTGACCCGGCGGATCAGCGCCGCCGGCGGCAATCCTCCTCTCATCATCGAGGCGCCGTCCGGTGCACGTTATCAGCGGCCGCAGGAATTTGTCGATCGGCTCATCGGCGCGATCAGCTTCGACCCGATGGAGTTCGCCCGGCAGAAGCCCAAGGCGCAGTTCGAGGAGCTGCGCAAGATCGTCACCCTCGACGTCGATGCCGATGCGCTCGATGGCCAGAACAAGCGCGACTTCGAGACCCGCACCGAGATCAACCGGGATGCGGCCCGCGCGCGCGGGCAGGCGGCAGGAATCCAGGTCAGCGCCGATCTTCCGCAGCAGCCGATCGACACTGCGGCGCTGATCGCCGAGATGCAGGCCGCAGGCGAGCACAACCGGGCGCTCGACCGCGCCGCCACGGCGCGCCAGCAAAGCGACGAGATCATCGCTGCTGATCTGCGCAAGGCTATCGAGCTTGAGAATCAGGCAGCCGAGCTGCTGCGGGAGGCCGAGCGGCTGCGCAAGCGGGCAAAGGACGGGCGTGAGACGCTCGCCGCGGCGCCGGCGCCGGCCGAGGCGATCGACACCGCGGCGCTCGCCGAGACCCTGCGAAAGGCACAGGCGACCAACAGTATGGTCACCGATCGAGACCGGCGGGCGATCCTCGAGGCCGAGGCCACGACGCTCGAAAAACGCGCGACGGCGCTAACCGAGGCGATGGACGCGCGCAGCCTCGCGAAGGCCGAGGCGCTGGCCCGCGCCGTCTTCCCGGTGCCCGGGCTCGCCTTCGGCGACGGCGAGATCCTCTATCAGGGCGTTCCCTTCGAACAGGCGAGCCAGGCCGAGAAGATCCGGGTCAGCGTCGGCGTGGCGATAGCCGCCAATCCGAAGCTGCGTGTGCTCTGTGTACGCGACGGCTCTCTCCTCGACAGCGACAGCAAGAAACTCCTGTCGGAACTCGTCACGGCTGCCGACTATCAATGCTGGTTCGAGGTGACCGAGGACGACGGGGAGATCGGCATCATCATCGAGGACGGCGCGGTGCGCGGCGCGCCACCGCCAGCAACAGAATCCCCCGTCGCGGCGGTCCAAACGTCGCCGGAGGCTCAGCCCGCCGCTCCGCTTCCTGCCGCGCCCGAGGGCAAGACGGTGCGGCGCGCGCGGCCGAAGCCGGGAGGTTTGCTATGACCCTGCCTATCATCGACCGCCGCAGCTTTCTGGTCATCCGCACCGACGGTTCGGAGGAGACTGTGACCCTTGAGAAAGGAAGCCTTCTCCTCCCGCATGTGCGCGCGGCACTCGGCTTCGACACCCTCGATTTTGTGTACATTGGGAACCCAAACTCCGACCTGATAATGGCCGTCGACGATAACGGTTGGGAATTCGATGTGGTGGAGCATGGCGCGCACCATCATGAGCACGTTCCGACCAAAGCAAAAAAGCCGGTCAACGCCAAAGCGACCGCCTATTACCACGCAATCTGTGTTCCGGGCACCACGCACCAGATCGTAGGCGATGTGGCGATCTTTCACGATGGAGACAGGTGATGTTTACCGCGACACTTGCCGAACAGGTCGCCTGCGTGCGCCGCGAGATCGCGCTGCGCGAGCGCGTCTATCCCAATTGGGTAGCCGCCGGGAGAATGAAGCAGACAGAGGCAACCTGCCAGCTTGAGACAATGCGCGCGGTCCTCGAAACCGTAATCAAGGTCGAGCGGTTCGCGGGCAGGCTAGGACAACACCAGTGAGCCCCAACATAGCCCGCGATGAGGAAATCGTCAGGTTGCGCTCACAGGGAAAGACGCTTGCCAAAATCGGCGACCAGTTCGGAATCGGTCCGGAAAGGGTCAGGCAAATTGTCGCCAAAGCTGAGCGGCGCGCCAAACGCATCCTCACATCCACGGGGGAGGCACCCCAAATGACATCGCCGGATAAAGAGTTCGAGGACCTGCAAGGCCTAACGCGTCAGATTGACGATAGTGATCTGCGCAGCAGGATTACCCTCGCTGCGATCGCCTATGGTTCGGCATGCGCTCTGAGAGCAATCGACCGCATGGGAAAAGCCTGGGATGAGTCGATAAAGAAATTGGAGCGTAATAATGGCTGACACCGAAATCGCCGTCCGCGAGGACGCCTTGCCGGCGACGCTCGCCGCCTCGACGATCCTACAGGTAATCGCGAGAGCCGCCGCCGATCCGAATGTCGACATCACGAAAATGCAAGCTCTCATGGACATGCAAGAACGGCTGATGGCGAGCCAAGCCGAGCAGCAATTCAATGCCGCGATGGCCCGGTTGCAACCCAAGCTCCCGCGCATCAAAAAGAAGGGCGACGTTAAATATCCGGTCAACAAGAACAATCCCGATGGCCCCACGAAACACGCCTTCTCGTTTGCGCGCATCGAGGATATCGACGATGTGATCCGCCCTCTCCTCAACGAGGAGGGCTTCAGTCTCTCGGGCGACACGATCGTGCAGCCCGATGGCCGGATTATCGTGACGACGACGCTGCAGCACTGCGGCAACCACCGGAAGACGGTGCAGATTGGTCCTCTCCCGCTCGATACCTCGGGCGGCAAGAACAACGTCCAGGCGCTGGGCAGCACGTTTAGTTACGGCTATCGCTACGGGCAGCGTGCGCTCCTCAATTTGGTCTACGAGGGCGAGGACGACGACGGGATGCGCGGCGGCCAGGAATTCATCAGCGCAGAATGCGTCAAGACGCTGAGCGATCTATTGATCGAGACGAAATCCGATCTCGGCCGCTTCTGCGCCCTGTTCAGCGTCGGCGGACTGCCTGATATCGAGGTCAAGGATTACCCGGCCGCGGTCAATGCGCTGCTCGACAAAAGGAAAAGGCTTGGAGGAAATCCATGACGCATGCAGAAATGGCCGCGCTCCTGGGGATGGACGACAACTATCGGGTGCTGCGCCGCCTCGCTCCTGCGCCAGCTTATTGCACGCCGACCGATGGGGTGGAAAAGCGCATCGCCGCTCTCGTTGATGTCGAGACGACCGGGCTCGATCCCGCGCATGACAAGATCATCGAGTTGGGGATGTTGCTCTTCGAGTATGGCCCCGACGGCCAGATTTACGAGGCGCTGAGCCCTCACTCGCAATGGTTTGAAGATCCTGGCGTACCAATCTCAGCGGAGATCACGAAAATCAACGGGATCACCGACAGTATGGTCGCCAGCTGCCGGATCGACGACGCGGAAATAGACCGCCTGCTGCCCTCGGTCAGCGTCGTCATTTCCCACAACGCCGCGTTCGACCGCCCCTTTCTCGAAAAGCGCGTTCCTGGCTTTGAGCGAAAAGCGTGGGGCTGCTCCATGAGCGCGATCGATTGGCGGGCAGAGGGCTGCACCTCTCGCTCCCTCGAATTTATCGCCTTCAAATCCGGTGTTTTCTATGACGGACACCGGGCCATTGTGGATTGCCAAGCACTGCTGCACGTCCTGGCCCAGCCGCTGCCGGTAAGCGGGCGCCGCGCGCTCGCCGCGCTCCTCGATGCGGAGCGCGTGCCGACTTGGCGAATTTGGGCGCGTGGCGCACCCTTTGAGGCAAAGGACATTCTGAAGGCGCGCGGCTGCACTTGGAGTTCCGGCGAGAACGGGCGCCCGAAAAGCTGGTTTCGGGACGTGCCGGACCCTGCCTACCTCGACGAAGCTGCGTGGATGCGAGCGAATGCCGGCGTGCGCGAGGTCTGGGGTTTGCCCTTCACCGCGAGCAAGCGATATTCCGATCGCTGTTGGGACTGGGGGAAGCGGCTATGATTATCCACCGCATGCCACAGGGATCGCTCGCGTGGCTTGAGGTTCGTCTCGGCCTGCCGACCGCAAGCGAGTTCGACAAGATCGTCGACAACGATGGCAATCTACGCCGGAACCGCAGCGACAAATCGCAATGGTCGCAACAGACCCGGAAGTACGCCTTCACCCTCGTCGCCGAGGCCGTGCTAAACCGCAGCCTCGAAACGCTGACTGGGATCGAGTGGATCGAACGCGGCAAGGAACTCGAACCGCAGGCTGCTAAGGCCTATGAATTCAGCCAGGAGGTCGAGACGCAGCCGGTCGGCTTCGTCACCACCGACGACGGCGAGATCGGCGCAAGCCCAGACCGGCTCGTCGGTGATAACGGACTCCTCGAAATCAAATGCCCCGCGCCGCAGACTCATATCCGCTACATGGTCGATGGCTTTGACGAGGGGTACAAAGCCCAAGTCCAGGGCCAGCTTTATGTCAGCGAGCGCGATTGGGCCGATTGGATGTCCTATAGCCCCGAAATGCCGAAGTGCGTCATCCGAGCCGTCCGCGACGAGCGTTATATCCAAGCGCTCGCTGATTCGCTCGACGCCTTTCTCGACATGAAGGCGGGCCTCTTGGAGCAGGTTCGCGCGGCCGGCTACTTCGCCGAGCACGCCCGCATGTTGACGGCGGTCGATGATCAGCGCGCCGCCCTCGAACTGTCGCAAGAAGCACTCGAAGACCCCTTCGGATTGCCGCCGCTGAAAGGATTTTGAGCGATGGACGCCTGGACGCACACAGATCCTTCGCAGCTGCTCGCTTTTCTTTTCCTGATCGGGATGGTCGCGGCTGGCGTGAAGTGGTGCTGTTTCCCACCGCGCCGGGAGCGCGGACCATGAACGGCCGGATGAGTGCCGTTCTCGGCGGCATCGTCCTGGTCGGCGCCTTTGTCGCTCTCGCGGTGCCCGAACCGCACGCCGGCGACGCGCGCATCGCCTCAACCAGCGAGATCGAGGTTTGCGCCACCGATGGTCTGCCGGGCAGCAGCTACAGCCGCGCCCACCGTGTCGTGCGCCGCCGCGGGGTGGCGGGACACGAGATCGATCATATCGTGCCGCTCTGCCTCGGCGGGGCCGATGTCGACGCCAATATCCAAGTCGAGCCGATCGATGAAGCGCTGCGGAAGGATGCGCTTGAACGCGAGGCCTGCATCCGGGTCTGCCGCTACCACACCCTTTCCCTGATCGAGGCGCAGTCGTGGTTCATCGGGAATTGGACTGTTGCGTATCGGCGCGAAATCGAAGGCCGCTAGCTCATCCTGGTAGAGCGCCGGCCTTTGAAGCCGGAGGCACGAGGTTCGAGTCCTCGGCGGCCTGCCAAAGCCGGGTTCGTTCAACGGTAGGATGCCGCGTTCTGAGCGCGGTGATCGAGGTTCGATTCCTCGCCCCGGTGCCAGACACAAAAAAAGCCGCCGCGGGATCGCTCCCGGGCGGCACCGGCCCGCTCCTTTAGCGGGCTTGAGAGGATAGGAGATCCTGAGGTAAATGGCCGCCAAAATGAGATATTGCGCATATTGCGGAGATGAACTCGGAATGATCGAGGATCGCCATTACGAGAGAGGGGACACCTGCGGAAAAAGAGAATGCGATCAAGACGCCCGCGACCGCGGGCAGGAGGAACGGGATGATCGCCATCGCCAACTCGACGAAGATATGGGGTATTGAGATGACGACCTACAGCAACCCGCGCATGGAAGCCACTCTCGCCACTTGGACTAGAATCAGCACCATTCCCAATTGGACTAGAGTCAGACCAAATCTCGGTGCAGTCCACCTCGCCGTCGAAACGGTCGAAGGCAAAGGCCAGCGCGCCACCCGCTACACGCTAGGCGATTGGCCCGATGCCAAGCCCAGCGCAACGAAGCGCGACACCTACAACCTGCGCACCCGCATCGTCGATGGCGACGACGGCAAAACCTACATCATCGGCATGACGATGTACGGCTTCGTCAACGTCACCCGCAGCGACCTCAAGACCCAGCAGGAGACAGTGTGGCCGAAAGATGAGCGCTGGGCCTCGCTGGTCGCGATGTTCGACTATTCCGCCGACGAGATCGCCCGGCTTAATGCCCGGCTGCTCGCGCAGGAGAGCCGGAGATGACACAGGAGACCCCGCTCCCATCTTCGTCCACCACGGCGTTCTTCGATCAGAGTCGCCCGTTGCCAGCCGCGGCACAGCAACCAGTGATCGCAATGATGGAAGACCATTTCGTCGTGAACATGGTCGTCCGCACTCGGGAAAAGGCTCGGGCGCTGAGGCGCATGATCGAACTGAGTGAGCAGCTATTACCCGAAACAGACGCCCCAGAGAAAGCGCCAGTAAGCGTGAGCGCGATCGAGCGAGCAAGGAGCGCCGTCACCGAGATCCTCACCGTACACCAAAATCTTGGCGATACAGTTCACTCTCATCCCGATGTCGATTGGTCCGTTATCGCCGGCGAGATCGAGGCCGCCGAGCGCCGGGGCCGCGAGCAAATGCGGGAGGCGCTTAACGAGGGCATCCGCGCTCTACAAGACATTGGCGGGGGCAATTTAGACTATGGAGACGAGCCACTGGCGGCAACTGCGTTACATGCTCTTGGTGCACTTGACCGGATCAACCGCGCCCTCTCGCTCGACCCTCCGATCATGCAGGAGAATTCAGATGGCTGAACATCTAATCGACGGAGAATTCCAGAGCGATGAACAACGGCCTGTCAACTTCCGGCACTCGGTCGCGCGCCAGATCAGCCAGGAGAACATCCGGCCCGGCGTCATGCGTATGGCGCACAGGTTGCGGCGCTCGACAGGTCGGCTCACCTCACCAACGGTGCCGCCCCTGCAATTGTCGCGAGAGGTCATTTTGACCAATCGATCGCTGCTGCCCAACCCACCACGAGCACAATGAGCGACGTTATCACGCTCAATGTTTCAAGTGCGGCGAACCAGAACGTATCAACCTCGCCAAAATGATAGAGCGCGATCGGAACGGCCTGCCAGGCAAGCACGGCAAGAGCGGAATAGAGAAACGGCATTAGGGTCACCCGAACCAATGCACGCAGAGCGCCACCGCGACGCCCCACACCACCATCGGCAGCCAGTGGTGCGCCTTGGCCCAGCGGCGGATCGTGTCGCTGAGGGTCCATTGCGCGCCGCCGGCGAAGTACCAGGATAGCGCCTCGGCCGGCAGGAAGGTGATGGCGATCGTCAAAAGCCAATAAAACCAGAAGGCGGTCCAGAAGGTCATGCAGCGACCTCGCCAATCGCGTGCCGCCCCCAGAGGTTCGCCAGCCAAAGCCGGTGATCGAGTGGCACGGCGGCATCGTTCCAGTTCTCGTAAAGATCAGTAGGCCCGCAATCGAGATGGAATTGCCCGGCGCGCTTGACCGTGGCAAGCAACTCGACAAGGCCGCTCGGTTGCAGCCAATAGGCATTCCAACACCAATTCCCGTACCCCCCTTTGGCCGCGAGGATGGGCCAATTACGGCGACATAGACGGATCGCGCCCGTCAATTCGGAAAATCGCGGGGCCGGGGCGCGCGCGCTCATAAATTCGATGCTCTCGCCGTCCCATGTCTCCACCTGGAGAGCTTCCGCCCGGCCAGCGAAAATGCCGTTGTCGGGATCGTTGCAACACACGTCGAGGCGAACTCTCGCAAGGCCCATCTCACCCCCCGCGCACCTGCGCCACGGCAGCCCGCAGCGTCACCGGCAGGCCGGTCAGCCACGCGATCGTGCTCGGATCGTTGACCGCCTTCGTCGTCAGCGCCGCGATCGCCTGCGCCCCGACGCAGCTGCCGGTGATGAACGTCAGCACGCCGGCGACCTGCGGGATCGCAGCAAGGGGGGTCATGCTCACGCCGGCAGCCGCCGTGTTTGCGATGCCGCAGCCCTCGACGATCTTCGCCTGGATCGCGGCCTGATCCGCCTGGACCGTCGTCACGACGCCGGCCGGGATAATCCCAGCGCAGGCTCCCAACAGCAGCGCCGCACCAAAGCCGGCGCCGACAAACCACCGCATTCTGTTTCTGATCATGGTCGACTCCTTGAGTACCCTAATGCGCAGCGAGATATCGCTGCCTTTCAGTTGAGCGAGAGCGCCGATTGCGGCACCCAGCCATCGCACCCCGAGGCGAACACGACGAACCAGTATGTGACGCCGTTGACTGTGCGCGGCCCGGCGACGATCGTGCCGTTAACGCCGATCGCTTGGGTGCAGAGCGTGCCGCCCCGCCCCGCGCGGCTCATGACGGCAATGGAGCCGGCCGTGATCACGGCGGCGCCGAGTAGCCACAGCGTGTCAGCCGGGACAGGCTGCGGCGGCGGCGCAACGACAACCGGCGCCAATTGGTAGACCTGCACGTCGGCAACCGCCATCTCGAAAGGCCCTGGATGGTTCACCGGATCGGCAACCGTGTGCCACCCGGCCGTCTTCGCCCCGGCCATCTCAAGCTCGATGATCAGCTCGTAGGACGCGTTGGTCGAGACGCCATCGGTCCAGGTGAACATCAGCTTGCCGTCGAGGAACACCTTCCACGACTTACCGGGAACGTACTCGACGCCATAGGTGTGATATCCGGCCGAGAGATCGACGCCAGCATCGGCTAAGTGCTGCGTTTTATTGCCTCCCCACCAATGCGAGGCCAGGATGTGGTTCGCCGTCAGGCTGCCCGTGGTGCCGTAGTTGCCGCCCTCTTGCAGGTCGAATTCCTTGCCGTCCGATCCCGCACTTGGCAGCAGCCACAACGAAGGCCACGCGCCGTAGCGGCTGTCCGGCATCTTGGCGCTGATCTGGAGATAGCCGCCGGCCGCCGGAATATGGAACTTGCCGCCGTAGGTCGAGACTCCCCCTGAAACCCACGTATAGCCAGCTTTCGTACCATCCGGCTTGGCCGTCAGCAGCAACCCCGCCGATCCCGTGGTGATCTGCCCCGGCGCTTCCCATTGGATCTGATAGCTGCCCGAGTTCTCGCCGGAATCGGGCGCCGGCAGCGCGCCGCGGTTGGTCCACCGCCCAAAGGCGTCATCCCCCATGCCGGGGTTCCACTTCGTCGTGTCGAGCGTCGGGCCGAGAAAAGTGTCCTCGAAGATCAGCTGCGAGGCGACGTATCCGGAAGGCGCCGACAATGTCATCGAATCATCTCCTTTTAGAGGGGGGATTGGGCGCGCGCTCCTGCTGATCCGACCACGACAACCGGTGATGCAGATTCCGGCACGACGCGCGGCGTCGGGTCGAGGGGCGTCACGACGATGGGCGCGGGACTCGCGGACAGCGCAAGGTTTGTCTTGATGTGTTCGAGACCGATCTTCGCTTCGATTTTGGCGGCGATTGCAGCCGGGGTAATGCCAAGCCGCGTCGTTTCCGGGCCAGCCTGCTCCAGAACATAACGCACGCCGACGGCGAGGCTGGCGGGAACGCCGGTGACTTGCGGGTGCAGCGCCACGATGCCGCCGTCTGCCGCCTGCTGAATAGCGCCAAGGCTATTCTGCACCGCCGCCTCGACGGTCGCGGCCGCCGTCTGATTCTTGATATGCGCGGTCAGCCACGCCGACACGACGAGGGCAAGGATCGAAAAGCCGCCCCCGATAACGGATACCGCGATGCCAGTCAGGTCCACCGTCATGAGATTTGTCCCACGTCCTCGGAGTAGATCAGATTTGGGTCGTAATCGAGGCCGTCGATTTCCGGCCAGTCGATCCCCATCCACGTCCCGCCGCGCCCGATGATGCCCTGCACGATGTCGGGATTGCCGCTGCCGAGCATCGCCTTTGATCCGTCCCATCCGGTCGCACCGGCGAGCCATTCGAAATTGAGGCCATCGGCGTGCAGCTTCATCAGCTCGGTGCCGTCGGCATAACCGCCGATCCGAAAACCGGCCGCGAAAATCTCCGCATCGGCTGCCGCGAAGTATTCCTCGACCAGCAGAAGATCCGCCTCGCCGATATCGGTATCGCTCGTCAGGTAGACACCCGCGCCGTCCGGCACTCCCAATGCTTTCATCTGGTTGACACAACGCTCGCCGTCGACAGTCCCCTGCCCGCTGCCCCCGAGCGAGTTCCGGGCGCCGACCTCGAAGATCAGCGCCACCGGAAAGCCGGCCGCCTTATAGGCCGCCAGGTGCGCGGGGGTGATGATCTTCGTGTAGCAGAGGAGAAGCGGTTTCGGATATCCGAGCGCCCCGAACATTTCCCCAATATCGTCGAGGAAAGGCGTAAATGGCGCGTCGGCGTCGAGGCCCAAATTGATGATCGTGCGCGGCGGTCTGTCACTCATTTTGGGTTCCTTTTCGCCGAGAAGAGGATTGTCAGAGCAGTGAAGGCGAAACCATTATTAACACGCTACGCCGCTCGGTCGCGAGGAGTCGGAAGTTGCGTCAGCAAGATTTTTGCCGGTCGCAGCGCCATCGCCTCGGCCTGCGCCCGCCTTACGACCATCATCAGCATGCGAGCCGCGTCGCGTTCGAGATCGTCCACTGTTTCGTCTGGCTCGTCCGCCCGCGCGGCAAGTTCGGAATTGAGCAAAACCTCCTCTTTTTCCGTCAAAACCCATGGCGGCCCAATTTTTTCGAGGAGTTTATCGAGCACGATCGCATGAGGGTGAGTCAGTTCCTTGATCAATATCGCCTGCATTACCGCCGTGACGGGAAGCGCTTGTTGGCGCAGCAGCGCCTGGCCCTCTTCAAGCTCGACGATGCGCTCTACCAGACGGTCATTGGCGAGTGCGATCCGTTCGGCGCTTTTGACCCTTTCCGATTTCACGAACCAATAATGCGAGGCAAAGAAACTGAGGAGTGCACCAAGCGTGACACCGACGATCAGCGGGAAGAGTCCCGAAACTGCTTCCACCGGACGCCTCCTCAGAAAAACAAAAAAGGCGCCCCGAAGAGGGCGCCCCGTTCACGGCGACTTGATCCGAGCCTCGGGCTTAATGGTGACCGAAGAGACCACCCGATTCGGACCTTGTCGCCGTGTAGATGCCGGGAACGCCCCAAGGAACGCCCCCGCCGGGCTCATAGCCGAGCATCGTGCGGCCCGTCTCGCGCGCCAGGCGCCGGTTTGTCCGCTCCCACCAGCCGGGCGAGGCGGCATCGTAGAGGTGATACCAGACCAAATAATCGAGGGCGCCCTTCAGATAGATCAGGTTCGCGAACGGCACATGGCCGCTGGCGAACCGCGCGAGATCGGGCCACAGATGCGAGAGCGCTTTCTCGGGATGGTCCCTCAATTCGATCTTGAAATCGGTGTACATCCGATAGAGCCGATCGATATCGGACCCGATCGGCCCGACCATCGTCGCGATGCCGCCGCCGCCGAGCCGGCTCGTCTCGCCGAAAAGGAAATCGCCGTAAATCCCGAGGCCACCGCCTTGCGCCAGCGCGGCGAGCAGCGTCACCGGATTGCGGTAATCGCGCTGCGCGTTACCGGTCACAGCGTCATTGACGGCCATCCGCAGCATACCGCCGGCGGTTGCCAGAGCGATCAGCGCGCCGATGTTGGACGCCATCTCCTTGCCCGATAGCGACAGCGCGATCTCGCGGCCCATGATCTGATTGGCCGCGGCGAGCGGCCACATCTTGAACTGCAACAGCGCCCGGGCGACCATGTAATAGGGGTCACCCGGTCGCAGACCACGCAGCGCCATCGCCTGCTCGCGCACGCCCGACGTGACGGCGCCACGGTCGGCTGCATCGTTCAGATACATCCCGAGCCGGTCGGCCATCTCCCATTGCTTTTTCTGTACCGCCGACAGGATGCGCGCAATCAGCGCCTCGCGCTGTGCGTCGGAAAGCGCCGGGTCATCGGGTGTCACGTTCGGCAGGAGGCCCTGCCGGCGCAGGAGCGCAGCGACCTCATCCGGGTCCGAGGCTATCGCATCGTGCGGCGTCACCCAGCGACGATCGCCGACGACCGCCGGGTTGGCCGCGCCGCGCACCAGATCCCATTCGTCCGGCCCGATCCCATAGCTGGTGAGAACGGTGCGCTGGTGGATCTCCATCTGCTCGAGTGGTGCATTGGCCGCGCGCCCGAGCCGATCCATCAGAACGCCTTTGACGCCGCCGGCCTGGAACCTGTCGAGCACCGTCGGGAGTCCGGTGACGCGCATGAATTGCGCCGCCCAGTAAGAGACAAAGCCCGGGACGCCAGCTCCGTGCATGCCGGCGTCACGCGCCAGCATATTGCTCCAGCCGTGCGCGTAGGCGCCGGCGTCGGCCATTGCTTCCTGTTCGACCGCGCCGCCGCGCCCGTGCACCAAGGCGCCGGTGAGGTTGCGTATCGTTTCCCAGCGTCCGACGCCATGATGCGCCATCTCCGACCCGAAGGTTGCCGGCGCCGCCGACATATGGGTGAGCGAGATTGCCCCGAGATGGGAAGCGGCCTCGATGCTCATCACTGCCTCGAAGGCTGCGGCATGGTCGGCGTTGACCGGCATGTTGAGCGAGCCATCGAGCCGCCCCATGACGTTGCGCAGCCCCTCGGCCTGGGCATCGAACCGTTGCAGCCCTTCATGGTCAGTCCTGAATTCCTCGCGCACCTTTTTGATGACGAGGTTGAGATTGGCCTCGGGATTGGTCCCGAAATAGCGCATCAGCGCGGTGCGCCGCGCGCCAGCGTCGATCGTGCGGTTGACCTGCGCCAGGAGCCCATCGCCACCGCCGAACTCGCGCATGTGGTCGAGCCAATCGCCTGAATTGTTCCAGTGCCAGATCCGCGGATGCGACACCGAACGCGCGATATTGTGCGTACCCATGAACGCCGGCGGGATGAAACCGCCTTCATCGGCCGCCATGCCGGCCATGCCGGATTGCCGCAGATGGACGCCGCTCGATGTGGCATCGAACCAGGAGCGCAGGAAACGCGTGCGCGCGTCGGCCATGCTCTCGCCTTCCTCGGGCACCAGGTTATTGAAGGTTTCGGCCGCGGCACGCGGCTCTTCCTTCGCTCGCCAAGCGCGGAACGCCGCGTCATGGGTGGCGCCCGGTCCCGCCGCGAGCTGCAGCTGCCGCGGATCCCAGTTGGTGTGGCTGACATAATCGGTTGCCGTGCCGATCCGGGCGCCTTCAGCGTTCTGGCGGCGCTTGATGGTGTCGACCGCCGGGTAGAGCGCATCGGCGATCGTCTGTCCGGCCGTCGATATGGTGATCCGGGCGTCGGGCGCCCCGCCATTTCGGCGCCAGAAGGCCTCGGCGACCTCGCGTTCGAGCGAGGTCCCCTTCATTTCGCGGGCCGCGCCGAGCAGGCCCTCCTGCCGCAGGCGGTTGACCATCGCGGCGCTTGTGGCGCGGTACATGGTGTGCCACCGCGACTGGGCGTTGTCCTTCTGCTTGGCGCCGGCGACCCAGTGCATCTGTGAGGCGATCCCGTCGGCGATCCCCAGATCCTTCGAGCCGCCGACGAGGGTATGGCCGATGCGCTGGGCAAGGTTGCGATCGGGCGCAAGCTGGCCACCCGATTCGGCCTTCGCCCGTGCGATCATCCCGACCCGACGGTCGGCATTGCGGATCGCGTCGACCAGGTCGGCGCGGGCCTTTTCCTTGATCCCCATCGCGGCGGCGCCGGCGGCCGCGACGATCGTGTCGAATTCTCCGGTGGCGCGCATCTGCTCGGCGCGGACCGCAACGTCTTCGAGGAGCTGCGCCGCCTCGGATTGCGTGATCGCGCCGCGCGCGGCGACCCGGGCGATGCAGGCTTCGATGTTTCTGCCGGTGCGTGCCATCAAACCTCGCTCTCTCCGATGCAGGCGGCGGCCTCATCGACGGCATCGCCGGTCCGGGCTTTCGCGGCGTCGATCGCCGCCTGTTCCTCCGGCAGGAGCTGGTCGCCGATCGTGTCGAGCCGCTGCAGCGCGGCGGTCAGATCGGGTTCCTGTCCCCAGAGACGCAAGAGCGCGGGATCTCGCGAGACCATCGTGCCCTCAGGGCCGATCGACGTCGTCTGCCCCGGCGCCAGGGGCGCGGTGCCGCCGGCGGCCGCCGGGGCTGCCGCCGCCGCTTGCGGTCCGGGCGGCGCATCTTCTGCGACCGGCGCCTGCTTGCCGCTGAGCGAGGCTTCAAGCGCGGCGACCTGCTGGCGCATCGGCGGGATCTTCGCCTCATCGACGAAGGTCTTGCCGATCTCGCGATTGCTCGATTCGGCGCGCAGCTCGGCGTTGCGGGCGCGCTCCTGGGCTCCCTTGAGGTAGTCAGGCAGGAGCCGCAACAAGCTGGAGGCCGAGGCGATCATGTTGGGCGCGGGGACCATGCCGAGAGGGCGATCCTCGCCCGGCCAGAACTGGAGATAAAAATGGGGCGCATCGTCTTTTAGGGTGACGAGAAGCCCGGTAGGCCCCTTCACGAAATGGCCTTCCGCATCGAGGGCATAGTGATTCTGTGCGGAGATCAATAGCGGGAAGCCGCCGATCTCGCCGATCTGCTGGGTCTTGCCAACATCGAGGCCCGGGTAGGTCGCGGCGACCGCCTTGTCGATCGCCGCTACAGCCTCCTCGCGTGTCGTCAGCACCTGGTCGCCGACCGTCACCTTGAAATTCTCGCCGGTGATCTGATGGCTGCGCCCGATCGCCTCCTGCAACGCCGCTGCCGTGGCATGTTCCTTGGCGGCTTCCGTCGCGCCGCGTTGAGAGTCGATCTGGTAGCGGTACTGCTCGCTGCGATGGGCGCTTTGCCGGCGCTCCAGCTTCTTCAAATCCTGCTTGAACTGCGCCAGCTGCATGACGCGCGGATCCGAGGTCGTCATCGCGGCGAGTTGGCTGTAGGTATCAGCTTCGCCCAGATCCTCCATTTCGCGCAGGTTCGGGTCGCCGCGGAAGAACTGCTCGATGAAACCGGCCTTCTTCGCCATCAGGTTCCACATGAATTCGTCGAGCGAGCCCATCGTCGAATAATCGTGAATGTCGAGCGTGGGGTTGTGGTTGCCCTGCCGGAAGCCCCGCCCGTTGCGCTGCTCGTCGTCGGCCGGATACCACAAGGGATCGAGGTTATGGATTGCCCGCAGGCGCCGCTGCACGTTGACGCCGGTCCCCATCTTCTGAACCGAGCCGACGAGGAGGCGCACCTTGCCCTCGTTCACATCGTTGAAGAGGCGCAATTTGGCGACCGGGTTCTCGAAATCCTTGATGAAGGCGATTTCGCTCGCCGGGATGCCCATGCGGATCCACTCGCGGCGCATCCATTGATAGGAGGAAAAGACCGGCTCGCCCTTGCTGTTGCGCGTCCCGATGCCGCTATTGGCGAAGACCAGCTGCGTCGCCGGGCCACGAAATGACTCGTTCTTGAAATCTGTGGCTGGATCGTAGAATTGTGTGTCCCTGGTTTCGTCCCAAATGCGATGAACATTGGCGATCATCATGTTGAGTTTGCTCGGGTCGCCAGCTGTCGCCGCATGCATGTCGACAAGGCGAGGATCGATCGCAGCCTTGCGGCCGTCGGAAAGGATCGAGAAGAGAATGTCATCTCCCTTTCCCGGCGGTCCCTTGCGGGTTTTGATCGCCTCGGCGCGGCGGGTAATATCGGCGCGGAAATCCTGCAGCCAATTGGTGAGCGGCGCCAGCCAGGGCGGCAGCCGGTTGTAGGCTGGCCGCGTCACATACTGCGCGAGATCCTTCGAGGTAACCACGTCCATCGCCGACCCGACCATCTTGTAGAGTTCGGGCATGTTGACGAAGGTGTCGAATCGGGTGGCATTTTTGTATTCGTTGGTAACAGTCGGTTCGAGTTTTGTCGTCGTCGTGCCGAATGCCTGTTTCCAGGCGTCGAAATGCTGGAGACCACGCTCGGCCAGCGCCTTCGGCTGGATATAGCGCGAGATCGAATAGAGTTCGCCCATCGTGTTGGTGACCGGCGTTCCCGATGCCATAACCAGCGAACGGCCGGGGTTCTGCTGATCGAGATAGCGGGACTTGGTGTAAAGATCCCACGCCATATCCGAGCCACCGCTCGAATCGATGCCCTTCATCGGTGTGATTGTGGTGATCGGGAGTTTTCGGAACTGGTGCGCCTCATCGACGAAGAGGAAATCGACACCCAGCTCTTCGAACGTATTGACCTCATCCTGCCGCGCTCGTGCAGCCAGCAGCTTCTGTTCGAGGCGCTGCTTCTGTGCCTGGAGCCGCTTTACGGTGAAACGGTCGTCGGGGTTGACGCCCTTGGTGACCTTCTTCAGCTCGTCGGGGTTCTGACCAAGCTGTGCGAATGCCTCGTCGATCTCGTCGGTTGCCTCGCGGATCATCTGTGCGCTGAATTCACCGCTGATCGGGATCAGTCCGAAGGCGGAATTGGTGATGACGACGCCATCGAGATCCTGCTGCGCGATGTTGGCGACGAACTGCTTTCTGACGCTTGTGTGGAAATTGCTGGTGTCGGCGACCATGATGCGGGCGGTCGGGTATTGCTCGTAGAATTCCTTGGCGAATTGCCCGAGCATGTGGTTCGGCACCACGAACATCGGCTTTGCGACGAGGCCAAGCCGACGCATCTCCATCGCTGATCCGATCATGGCGCTGGTTTTGCCGGCGCCGACCGCATGCGCCATGTAGGTATTGCCGTCCTGGATGATGCGCGCGACGACGCGGGTCTGATGCGGGCGCCAGGACCAGTTGCTCGACACTCCCGGCGTCGTCAGATAGCCGCCGTCCCACTGGCGCAGCACGACACGGTTGAATTTGGCGTTGTAGAGTGTGGCGAGATCAACCGCCCGGGCCGGATCGGCCATTGTCCAGTCGGTGAAGGCTTCCTTCAGCTTGGAGACAACCTCCTGCGCCGCCTCCGTGGCTTCCTGGTTGACGTAAGTTGTCGTCGGCGGCCCGGGGTCGCGGTCGCGAATGACCGCCGACTTGCCGTTGAGGGCGAGTTCCAGCAACTCATGGGCGCCGAGCCGTTCGGTGCTCCACTCGGCCTGGCGCGGCCCATATTTTCCGTCTTTGTCGACCAGCCATTGCCCGAGAATTTCGGAAAATTGCAGGTTCGTGCGGCCCATGCCGATGTCGTCGAGGAAATTCAGAATGTGGCTGACCGGTATCCACGACATACCGAGGTTCATCGTGATCTCGCCCGGCGGCAATGGCGGCGGTTGCACCGCTTCGAGAGCCGACACATTGCGTTGTAGCCGCGGGTCGGCTTCGACCGCGGCACGGGCTTCCTCCAGTTTGGTGACAACATCGCCCGAGAGATAGGCATCGCGTATCACGTAGCTGTCCTGGGTGCCGGGCAGCCGCATGACCGCATCGCCTAATTCCTCGATAACCTGGGGGCGCGTCACGCCGAGTTTCTTGGCGATGGCGTCGACATCGAGGCGACCGTGCTTATTCATCGACCACATCACGCCGTCATTGGCCGATTTCAGCTCCGGTTCGATGTAGCGGGTGAGGTTGTTCTCGAAAAAGATCCGGCGCTTCTCGGCAAGCCCAGTCTCCGCGTCGTAATCCTCGGCGGCGCTCAGGACGTAGCTCTGCTGATCCGCGCGCAGCGGGTCGAGGTTCGGCTGCTTGCGGGTCTCGATATCCGGCATGCCCGCCGGATCGAAGGTGCCCTCATCGAATTCGCGGCCGGCTTCTTTGGCGAGGCCGCGCGCTGTCTCGCGGGCACGAGCGATCTCATTCGCCTTCGATCCCATCGCGATCATGACGCCAGGATCGAAATCGCCCTCGTCAAAGTGCTCGCCGGCCGCGCGGGCTTCTTCGCGCGCCGCGGTGCGGGCGTTCTCCTGCTGTACGACATTGGGACGCCGGTATGTGAATTCGGTCTTATTGACCGGACCGTTCTTCGCAACAAAGGCGTCGTAGACCCGGCCCAACTGTGCGCGCGCAGCGGCGCCCGCCACCTCGTCGCCGGCAAGATTGGCGCGATAGACCTCGCGCATCGCATCCCGCAAGGGGACGAAATCGCGGATCAGATGGATTTCGGCGGCCGTCTTGCCGCCCTCGACGCCGGCACCGCGCTCGGGAACCGGCCGGCCGGCGCCCTGCGAATACTGCATGAGCCGGCCGTCCGGTGCGACGTAATAGGAGCCGTCCACTTTTTCGGTCGATGAGAAATCGATCGCCGCCTTTTCTTCGGGACTCAGCGGCGGGTCCATGACGCCCTCGGGCAACCGCGCCATTGCCTCGCGCAGCCGATCGGAAAGCACGGTGCCGGGTGTCTCGCCGACGGTGTATTCGTCTCTGCCAGAATTCATCTTGCCGGCGAAACTCTCGTTGCCGAGCACCATCTCGGGATGCTCGGTGAAGTAGCGGTTGACCGGCCCGGTAGCCGGTTCGCCGTTCTTGTCGGGGAGTTCGCGCAGCGCCGATTGGGTCCATTCGGGCAGCTCGTTGCCAAGATCGACCGGGGCGGCCCGCTTTTTGAAAAAGAGGATGTCGGTGGTGACCTCGGTGCCGGCATTGGCCTTGAAGGCGGTGTTCGGCAATCGCACGGCGCCGAGAAATTCCGCGCGCTCGGCAAGAAAGCGGCGTGCGTCGCCGTCCATCGAATCCATCGTGAAATGGCTCGTGATGAACGCGAGGAGGCCGCCAGGGCGCACGGAGTCGATCGATTTGGCGAAAAAGAAATTGTGGATCGAAAAGTTGCGGGCCGCATAGCGCGGATCGGCCTTGATCGCGATATTGCCGAAGGGCGGGTTGCCAATCGCCATGTCGAAATGGTCAAGCGGGACCTTGACGCGCGAGAAATCGCCCTGCCGGACCCCGCTCTCGGGGTATAGCAATTTTGCGATCTGCGCAGTGATGGCGTCGCGTTCGATGCCCTGGTAGCGCGAGGCCGCGGCGAGGTCACCCGGCATCAGACCGAGAAAATTGCCGATACCCATGCCCGGCTCGAACACCGAGCCACCCTTGAAGCCAAGGCGTTCGACCGCCTGCCACATCGAGCGGACAACCACCTCGGAAGTGTAGTGGGCGTTGAGGACGGAGGCGGCGGCGGCGCGATGCTCGTCGTCGGTGAGGATTTCTTTGAGCCGCGCACCGATCTTGTCGAGGCCGCCGCGGAAATTTCCCTTGGCATCAGGGAGAGCACCGGAGAGGCCGCCCCAGCCGACATAGCGGGCAAGGATCGCCTGCTGTTCTTTCGTCGCGGGCAAACCTGCGGCGGTCAGCGATTTGGCGAGTTCGATCGCGGCGATATTGTCGTTTGCCTTGACCCGCGGCGAGCGCGCTTCGGCGAGCGCGCCGGGTTCTATGACGTAATTTGCGCCTTTGACATCGGCATCTGGCGCGCGCTCGCCGGGTTCCCCGTTCCGCTCCCCGGCAGGTCGTCCGGTGACTCCAGGTGATCCGGGTCCGGCTTCCCCTCCGGCGGGAATGTTATCAGGGTGTCGAATACCAGCTCCCGCGCCCGCACCCTCTCCGCTGGATCCGGGTCCGGGTTCCCCTGCAGGATTTGGTTCAGCAGTTCCCGCGCCCGGCTGCTCACTTCCTTCAGGTGCTGTTGCCACTGGCCCGCGCGTTGCAGCGCCGCCACCATCTTCGGTGCCCTCTCCATTGCCGCCTGTGCGTAGGGTTCCCGGATGTTGAGTAGCATTTGCCGCGTCCTCGATTGCCCGGTCGATTTCCTCGGGCGTGGACATATTACGCGCTGGCTCGAAATCAGGATAGTGGCGCGCATTTTCGTAAAAGCCGCGGAGGTACGGTCGGATCGCCTCGCCGAAATCGGCAACCATCTCATGCGCAAAATCGGCGAATTTATGTGCGCCCGCCTCGATATGATAGCCGGCGAGCGTCAATCCTGCTGCTGCGATTTCCGGGTCAAACCCGGCATTGAGTTGCGAGCCGCCGAGTTTGGCGCGCAGGATCGCACGCGCTTTATCGGCGGCATCCTTGGTGAAGATTTTATTGCTCTCGCCGTAGCCGGCTTTTTCAGAAGCGAGCGGTCCCGCATCGGCAATACGGCGGCGGGCTTCGGCGATTGCCCTTTCGATTGTTGCCTTCTCGCTCGGCCCAACTTCGCGTTCTCGCAGTTCCTGCTCTAACGTATTGATCCGATCCTGTTCGCGGCGCGCGATGTCCGCTGGTTCGGATGTTGGGATAGCGGCGAGGCCCGGGTGTTCTGGCGAAGCAAGCGCAATCTCCCACTCGCCTTCCGTCAAATCGGTCAGACGCTGGATGCGGCTTAGATTTACCTGCGCCACGCCCTCCGGAATTGCGCCCTCTTTTACGAGGCGAGCGAGACCCGCAACAGCTTGCTGCGGCGTGACCTCTCCATTCAGGGCGTCGACCGCCCACTTGTTCGCTGATCTTTTCCCCGGATCTTCGAAATCCGCATACTCGTAGCGCGGTGTGACGCCTTCGGGCGCGATCTTGTATTCGGGATGCGCGTCGCGATCGATGCTCAGTTTCACCCCGTCGCGCGTCGGGGTCATGCCGACCGGCTCGGTCGTGCGCACGCCATTTTCCACGGTCGAGCGCACGCCGCGCTCGTCTTCGTAAAGGGTCTGGCCGAGAGAATTTTTGCCGATCTCTTTCGGCTCAGGCCGCGGAGCCCGTACCGCGGCTCCCGTGACGAATGACGGCAGCACGTATTTCGTGCCGGCGGGCGGTTCCATGACCTGCGGTGTCGGCGCTTTTGGCTTGGGCGGCGCCTTCGCCTTCCCTTCTGCTTCGCCTTCCGGGGGTTCCGGCGGCGCCGGCGGTGGCGGTGGCTTCGCTGCCTCGGCTTCGGGCTCGGGCGGCCCATAGATTTCGGCGGTCGCCTCGCGCAACTCCTCGGGCGGCACGCCGGCGACAAAGCCGTCGCGGCGCATCTCGGCTTGCTTCGCCGCGATCTCGGCCGGCGTCGGCGCTCGACCGTCCGGTGTCGGGAAGAACGCCTCGGTATCGACGGGTCGGCCATCGGCCAATTCCGCGACGCTGGCGCTGATCGCGGCGTGCTGGGTCTGCGCGTCGGCGTGGACGATCGGCGCGGCGGCAGCGGCTTTTCGTATCTCGTCCTCGAAGGTTATGCCGAGCCGTTCTTGTGCGGCTATGAAGGCGGCCTCGTTTTCTGGATTGTGGAAAAACGGAATTTGCCCGCCGATCGATTCCACACCGCTTTGTCGGGCGTATTCCTCGAAAAACTCTTCCTCGGTGACGCCCCGCGTCGGGATGCCCCGCTTTTCGCCGATCTCCTGCGCTTCTGCGTCGGGCTGCCACATGCGGGTTGTGGTCGACTCGGCTGCCGGCGAGCGCCGGATCGCCATCTCTGTCGAGACCTTTTCGGAGTGGCCTTGGGCGAGCAGGTAGGCTTTGACCTGTTCCTGCTCCGGGGTCAGCGGTACGGTCTCGGCGGCCGGGAGGGGGGGTCCACCCGCAGTCATGCTTGCCCGCCACTCCGCGGCTTGCCGCTCGAAATCCGCGACATCGTTGGACTCGATGACGGTGCGCTGGCCGTTGATCTCGATGGTCGTGCGGAAGGATCTCGCCGGCGGGGCTGGTTCCGGTGCGGGCGGCGTGGTGGCCGGCGCTCCTTGGCGAGCATTCTTCCAAGCGTTGAATTCCGTCATATTGTCCATCGACGGAATACCGAGCGCTATCCTGGCCTCACGCACGAATTGAGCTGCGGCCTGTCGTTCCGAGTCGCCATTGGCACGCGCAACTGCCCGCACTTGATCGAGCCGGGGACCAAGTGCCTCCGCAATTTGGCTAGCGGTTTTGCCTTCGGCAGCAAGTCCTTCAATGTTGCCAACGATATTGAGCCGGGTTGCTGTTGCATAAGAGCGCGCAACGTTCTCACGAACGAGATCGGCAACGGGGCCTGTGCCCGCCGGGATCACAGGCTGGCGGACCGCAGCAACGATGGGCGGCGGGGCGCCAGACGGGGGAGGAGGCGGCGCTCCTCCTGGCGGCGCTCCTCCTGGCGGCGCTCCTCCTCCTGGCGGCGCTGGCGGCGGCGCCGGCGCCCGCGCGACGTGCCAAAGATCCTTGATCGGTCCGGTGATCCCGGCATGGGTGAGCGCGGCCAGGCCGGCGCCCATCGCAGTGTCGAGGAGCGCCTCGCGCAAACCGTAGTCGCTGGCTTCCTCTTGGCCGAGGCCGTACTGCAGCGCGGCGACCGGCGCCATCGCCAGCGCGCCGCTTGCCGCACCGGCGCCCAGCCGCGCGACGGTGCGTCCGATGATCCCGGCCCCGGTCCGGGCCATGATCGCCTCTTCGCCGATGCCCGGCACAAAGATCGTGGCGGCCCGCAGCGGGTCGAGCATGAAGCCGAGCGAGCCGACGGCAAAATTGGTCGGCCAGGAATGAGCGTTTTCGAAGCGAGCGGTCACGTTGTCGCGTTCGATTTCCTCGCGCTTTGCTTCACCGATCAGCTTGGCGACCGCCTCGGGCAGCGGACCATCGCCAAGCGAGACCGGTTTGCCGTCATTGCCGAGTGGGGCGTAACGCTGCTGGTATTCCTCGTGCGGTAGCATCGGTGTCGGCTCGGAGCCGGGCGGCGGCATCTGGTCCGTGGTGCCAAAGGGCGCCGCGGCTTCCTCCTGCTCTCGGGTCATGCCGTAGAGCATCTGCGGAAGGATGCCGCTGCCCCGGTAGAGGCCTTGTGTCGCGACGCGGCCTGCCGAACGCAGGGTCGAACCGACCTGCTCGCCGATCGACTCGCCGGCGGTCGAGGGGATGTCCTGGTAGGCGATATCCGCGGCCGCTTCGGGATCTTCGACCGGTTTCCCGTCCGGGATGATATCGAAACCGCTCATCAAAATTGCCCCTGCTGATAGTCAACCGGGGCGTCTGGCACCTTGTCGGGCTTCGCGTTGAACGGCACTTCGATGAATCCGCCGTTGGCCTGTCGCACGAAACGGCCGCCGCTGTCCATGAGGCGGATCGATTGACCGACCGTGATCCAGTTCGGCGCCGCCTTGAGGATGCGCAGCCAATCGTCGCCGCTCACGGCCCCGGCGATGTCGGGCCGGTTAGCCAGGGAGAGTGGCTGCTGAACATCGTTGAGCGTCAGAGAATTGACGTATTGCTGGGCTGCGGCGCTGATCGCATCGACGTTGGAGCGCGGCACGCGGGCGCCGCCGTTCGGCATGAATTCCCATTTGCCGATCGCGCTCTCGACCGCATGATCGGCCGCCGCCGCCGGATCTTCGCCGTGGTAGAGCGCCTTCGCTTTCGCAAGGAGGCCGATCGCGGAGATGATGCCATCGACCTGGCGCGGCGACGCGCCGGAATTGAGCATCGAGCGCTCGTATTGTTTGATGCTGTCGTCGCCGGCGATGCGCGTCGCGATCGTCATCGAGGGCTTTAGGGCGCCGGCGACTTTGGCGTCGAGCAGATCGTCGAGGGACTTGTTGACGCCGGCCTTGTTGGCTTCCGCCAAACCACGCGCGAGGAGCGCGCCGTCGCCCTCGTTGTCGAGCGCGCCGACCATCTGGTAGGCCGGCGGCAGTTTGCCGACGCTGACGATATCCCGCCAGACTTCCGGCCATGCTGTACCCCAGCGCTCTTGCATCGCTTTCAATGCCGCTGGTGCGTGTTCAGGGTCGGCCATGATCTGCTGCGTCGCTGACTGGGCCTGTGTGTTGCTCAGAACGTGGCGGCTGTCGGCGGGCACCTGAAGCCGCTCCTGTTCGCCAAGAAGCTTTGCGGCAAAGCTCTCGACGGCATCGGGGATGCCCTGACCGCGCAATTCGGCTGACTGCTCGAGCGTTTCTTTCGCCGTCGCCTCGCGCGCCGCCTCGACATCGGGGTTGGTCGCCAGGACGTAGGAGGCCGGATCTTCGCCCAGGGCTTTGATGTGCTGTTCGACGGCTTTGTCAAAAGCGTCGGCGAGCTTTTTCTGCTTCACGTAGCCCGGGCCGGCGCTGCGGGCGAGCACCGCTTGGTTGGCGGCGTGCTGCGTCGCGATTTCAGTCAGCGGCATGCCGCGCACCGCCTGCACCTGTTGACCGATCGTTCGGGCGTCTTCAAGATCGCCGATCATCTGATCGGCGTTTTCCTTCGGGAACAACCGGCGATAGGTGTTCGGGTCGTAATTGAACTCGCGGCCGTCTTGCAGCATCGCGACGCCGCCCTTGTATTGCGCCAGCGCCTGTGAGCGATCGGCCGAAGTCGTCTGCACCATGCGGCCGTAGCGTTGATTGGCCATGCCGTAGACGCGGCTGTATTGCTCTTCCGACAGCCCTTCGGGGATGCGGGCGAGATATTCCTCGCGGGTCGGGAAATTGGGCACCGGCGCCGTCATCGGGGTCGCCGGCGCTGCCGGCTGGCCGACAAGCTGATCGGGCGGTGGCGCTGCCTTCGGGTTGCCGTGGGCGTCGTACATCGACGCCTGCGCGTTGTGGAGCAGTGTCGCATAGGCATCGGCCGCGGCCGGCGTCGAAAACGTGCCGAGGTTCTCACCGGTCGCCTTGAAATGCGCTATCGCGTCCTCGTTGCTCAATCGGCCCGCCGGGTGACCCATCACGGTCGGAATCAGCACCTCGCCGGCGCCCGTGCCGATCGACATCGAACTCGTAGTGCTGTAGCTGCCATCTGGGTTATGCAGAACCGCCCGGTTCCAGGGATCGACATTCCCCGGTTTCACCATTCCGGCGGCATGCTGGGTGTCGAAAACCGGCGGGTTGACTTTTCCCGCTGCCGGTGCTGGCGCGGCGGTTGTCAGCGCGCGGATCTTCTCGCCCATCGAACTGTAGCCGTGTGGGCTCGGGTGCACGCCCTCGGTCGCGCCGACATCCTCAGCCGCAATTACCGGGACGCCCTGCCGCTTGGCGATATCAGCGAGCTCCGCGTTCTTCTCGGGGAATTTGGGGCCGTATCCGACCGCGATCACATTGGCGCCGTGCGCCTTCAGGTAATCGATCGTCTGCTCAACGACCGGCATCTGCTGACCGTTCGAGCCGGACGGCAGCACCACGGTCTTGCCCTGCCAATGATCCTCGGGCTGGCCCTTGATCGTGTCGAAGATGGTCTGCGGCGTGTCGCCGCCGTGGACATGCCCCGGCGCGCGCAGCGGTACATTGAGCCCGACGCCGAGGCTGTCGCCCCAGACTTCGAGATTTTGTGCACCGCCTTGGGCGCCCGGTGCAACATTCGGGGCTCCTGGCGCAACGCCCCGGTCCAACGCGTCGGCAAGCTGCGGAACGCCAGCGCGCGTGTAGGAGGCATCCTTGTGTGGGTCGCCACCAAGGTATCCGCGCAATGCGGCATTCCAGGTGCCCCCTGTCGCCTTCAGATCGGCGAGATAGCGCGCCGCCTGCGGGATTGCCTGTGTCGGATCGTCTGGGTCGAAGCCGCCGCGACTGGCGGCAGTCGAGGGCAGAAATTGGGCTATCCCCCGCGCGCCTTTCGGCGAGACCCCGGTCGGCTTAAAGCCGTTCTCGGCAAAAAGCACCCGCGTCAGCAATTCCTCGGGCACGTCGTATTGGGTCGCTGCACCGTTGATGAGCGGGGCATATTGCGCCGGCGCCTGCGGGAGCGCCGGAAGCGGGCCGGTTGTCGTGCGGGGACCCGTCGTGCCCGGAACCGCGCCGCCGGACATGCGATCGACGATCGCGGCCGCCTGCGCGCGATCGGCGTTGCGCTGCGCGGTAGCTGCGTGGCCGGCGAGACTGTACCCGAGCGAATCGTAATTCTTCGAGGTCGACAGGATGTCGGTGTGGTCGGTGTAGAGCTTCGTCGCAAGCGCCGGATTGCTGATCGCGGCCGCCTTAATGCGGGCCTCGGTGACATCGGTCAACGCCTGGCGCTGCTCGCGCGCCATCAGCGCTGCCTGATCCGGCGTCAGTTGCGAGACATCCCGTGGCAATAATCCCGCGAGTTGCATTTTTTGGATGCGCGCGGAATTGGCTGTTGCCAAAGCCTGCGTCGCTGCCCCCTCGTCCTCGGGGTGCGTCGCGGCATCGGCAATCGCGTTCTGGTACCGCGTTTCACTGACCTGGGTACCCCAGCCTTTCGATTCGGTATCGTAGTGGGTGCCAATCTCTCCCTGCTGGCGGGCCATGAGATAGCGGGTCTGCTGGTTGAATTCGATCTGGCTGTCGGTGGTCATCCCCATGCCGGCATATTTGTCGCGTAGCGCTTTCAGCGCCGCGATGACTCCAGGCTGGGCGTCCATTGCCTCCTGGTTGTGCTTGCCCAGGTAGTCGGTCATTACCTGCTGGGATTCGTCCATATAGCCGGATGCAGCCTGTTGCCCGGAGAGCTGGCCATAGACGTGGCCGACCTTGAGGACATCCTGGCCGACCTTTTCCTCGGCCGCGCCGACCTGCGCGCCGAAATCCGCTCCGGACGACGCGATCCGCTCGTAATCTTCGGGCGGCCTGGATTGCGGCTCAACATTGGGGATGCCGCTCGCCGCCGGAATGCGCGAGGGTATGGTAAGAATCTGGGCCAAATCAGATCACTGCGCCATTGGTGTTCTGGTAATAGCCGGAATTGCTGGTATCGGCGGTTGTACCGAGCCCGGACCATTTGAGGCCGATATTCGACGCGCCCGCCAGGAGCGAGCCACCGGCGCTGGCAAAGCCGGCCGTCGTGTCGAACCCGGCCTGAGCTTTAAGGAGCTGGGCTTGCGCAGCATCATTCGTTGATTCCGTGCGGTAGCCATAGGCTGTCAGCGCCGCGGCCTGCCGCGTCGTCTCGGTATCCAATTGGCCCTTTTCGGCGGCGCTGGTTCGCAGATCGACCGCGGAGCCGCTGTTGACATCGATCCCGTTGGCCGCGATCTCGGCCTTCAAATGCTGCTCCTCGGCCCGCGCTTTAAACGCCTCGTTCGTCGCCTGCTGCTCTCCGGCCTTGATCGCGTAGGCGGCATTCTGATTCGCGGTGATCTGGTTATTTGCAGCGACTTGGGCTTGATAGTTCGCCGAGGCAGCATTCGCTTCGCCGGTGCTGATCGCGCCGAGCGCAGATATGCCGCTGCCCGCGATGCCCGCAACGGCAGATACAAGACCAAGATCAAGTCCCACGTTCAATCCTCAATTCTCGGTAGACGGCGCCGGCGATTAGCTGGGGATCGCCAACGGAGAAACCCGCCAACGAAAAAAACCGGATGGCGCACTGGTAGGAGCAGGCGACGTGCGCGCGCAACACCTGGCGCGAACCGAGCATCATCCTGACTTCCTTTCGGGTCTCGCGCAGGAAAGCCAGTGGCAATCGGGCGACCGGCGCCGCCGTAAATGCCCATAGCGATCCGGTATCGCTCAAGAGCTGCGCGGTGTCGCCCCAGGCTGCCGCAACTTCGCCATCGACGATCGCCACCCGCGGCGCGATCGACGCCCGCCACAGCGCGATCAGCGCATGCCGCGGCACGAGCCCGACCGCCTCGATCTCGGCGCGGTCCTCGGCACGCAGCGTCGCGCAAAGCGCGCGCACATGGGCGAGAGTACAAGGGCGGATTTCGTATCGCACCGGATCGGATGCTATCATAGACTGCCTGCACACACGGGTCAGGGTAGGAGGGAAAGATGGACGAGAATTCGATCGGACATATCGATTCGGTAATTGCGCATATGACCGTCTGGGCGCCGTGGCGGCTTCCCCTTTATCGAGCGGTCAAAGCGAAGACGATCAGTCTCGTCGAATTTTTCCCGGGAGGAAACGCGGACCCCATATTTCTCGGCAGCCTACCTGCCCCCACGGTGGCGATTATTGCCGACGATATTGGAAGCCCCGTCGGGCCGGATGGTTTTCCCTGCGCCCAATACCTGTTGTGTAACTGGGCGCAGGGTCTATTGGTTCATTCGGCAGGCGGCGAGACTTGGCATTACGACGAGGCTGTGCGCGGTGCTATCATTGTTCGGCACCTCGTCCTTATTGAAACCGGCAGCCGCGACCATGACAAATGGATCGTAGCAGCCGGCATCGATCCTACCCCCTTAGCGGCCACTCGCATTCCTGTGTTGAGCATTATCGTCTCCCCATCTTCCCCTCCGCACCCGCTTCCGCCGAATTGACGCCCCGGGCTCGGCCTCCGATGAGCGTCTGCCACTGCGAGCAGCTTGGTCGTGAATACGATGAAACGGCGGGCGTAAAATGCCGAGGTTGCGGCAAAATCCAACCACACCGCGCCGCCCTCGATCGCCGACAGGAGGAAGCCATGGCCAACAAGCCGCCGTCCGCTGAGACCTACGCCCCGATGGCTGACCGCTTTATTTCCCCATCACCCCCGATGGAAGGTTATGCACGCGAGATCCTGACGATCCTCGTTGAGGAATGCGCCGAAGTGCAGCAGCGCGCCACCAAGGCGATGCGGTTCGGCGTTGGCGAGACGCAGCCAGGACAGCCCTTCTCAAACGCCCAGCGGCTCGCAGCCGAAATTGGCGATCTTCTTGAGATGGTTGATCGCGCGATTTCGATCGGGCTTATCAACCAAGACGACATCGATATGGGGCGCCGACACAAGCGACAGCAACTCGCGATCTACATGCAGTTTAAGCCATGATCCCCGCCATGCGCGACGGCGTCCTCGCCGGCATCGTCCTCGTGTTCGCGGTATCCGCTCGGCTCGCTGTAGTCGCGCAGCTCGGGCTCATCGGCCGCGCTGCGCGATTGCCGCCATTTCCTGATCGGTAAGACTGGGGGCACGCGACCGGGCAGCCGGAGCGCCGGAGCCGCCGCCGTCGGGCCGCGCCCCGCCGCCGCCGCCGCGCGCCTGTTGCGCGTATTCCAATTCCGGAATATCGCCGGGCAACATCTCGGGGACCAGCGCCAGCACGTTTAGCGGCAGCGGATTTACCTGCTGAATCGCGATCTGTCCGTTGGTCTGCCAATTTGCCGGAAGGGTCACACGCTCGTCGCCGGTAAAGAGCGGCACCACCGTACCGCCTCCGGGCGTCGTGTAGGGCGTACCCTTGTCTTTCACCGTAGCGAGGGCCGGCCATGGGACGGCGAACGGCGTCGGCGTCAGGGTTGAGGCGTCGACCTGGTTCGCTCCGGCCTGCAACCGGCAACTCGCTTCGATCCGCGCGGTGACTGCGGTGATCGCCTTACGGCGCCCCTGGATCGTCGGTTGGCCGGTATCGGCATAGACGCTCTGCAGCTGCGCGGTGAAGCCGAGCCCGACGGTAACCTGCGAAGCTGGAAAGGGAAGCGGTATTGTCCCATCGGCCGCCGCGATCTGCGCAGGGATCACGATTCCGTCGGCAAGCCCGGTGATGATTTTTCCTGCGAGGTGCGGCGCCTTGACGGTCGTCACCATAGGGGCGATCGACCACTTCCCGGGCAATTGCACGATCGGCGCGTTGCTCGGATCGTTCGGATAGGTCTGCTGGCAGGGGTAGAACCAAGTTCCGGTAACCTGTGTGGGCGAATTATAGCTGGTGACCTGTGCGATGCCGCCGCCCAGCCGGATGACTTGGCCGACCGCGGCTGCGCTAAAGATTCCTGGAAAGCTCGTGAAGATCGCGCCGGCCCCGCTCGCCTTGTCGGCCGAAAGCGATGCGTTGGGCGTCGCGAGCGGCAGCGTCAGACCGCAATCGACCGCCCATACCTCTTCGGTCGCCTGCCAGAGGCGGTTATCCATTCGCTCGATGAAATACCGCGTGCCGCCAGCTGCAACCGGGCGCTCGACGACCAGATAGAGCGCATCGACCGGCAATTCGGTGACGCTGCACAGCGAGCGCACGAGGCCTTGCGTGTCATGCCGCGCCCAGCCCCCGACCTCCTGTTCTTTTAGATAGGTGAGGCTGAGGAGAACGCCGTCGTCGCGCGCGGACCAGAGGATGCGATAGGGTTCTTCCGCCCAAGCCCACTCGGCGATCCCGTGCCCGATCAGCAGATGCGAGGATTGCCAGGAGGCGTCGGTCCCGGTGTAGATGTTGAAAAACAGCTGGTAGGAAAGATCGCGGACCGTGAAGCCGTGCGATTGCAGATAGAGGATGTCCCAGTTGATCTTGATCGGCGGGACCGTTGAAGAGGAACCGATCGAGGATTGCGGCGCGGCGATCTGGTTGGCCGGGGTGATCGCCTGCGGCGAGGAGGCGAACGAGCCGGGCGCACCGATCTGCCAAACCCCGGCACCATTGAAGGTGACGAGGCCCAACGGCATCTGCACCATCCATTGGATGCCGTTGACTTGTTCTGACCAGGGCGTCGCGGTGATCGCATCGGCGTCGCCAACCGGGATCGAACTGTCCATGTTGGTAAAGGCGCCCGGCTGCGACGCCCAATAGGTGTCCGGGTTGTTGTCCGAATCGGCGTAGAACCGGCGCTCTTGGAAATAGGAGACGACACCCGGGTTGACGCCCGTCAGCGGTCCGACGTTGAGCGTCCCGGACGCGCTGGAACCGTCCCCGGTGAAGACGAGTGTATCGCCGGATCGGTAATCTATGCCCGCATCGAGCACGATAACGTCGGCGATCCCGCCGGTCGGCGTCGGACTGATGACGCATTCACCGATAAAGCCGCTGCCTGTCGCACTGACGATCGAGGGGGTCGCGACCGACCAATCGTTGCTGCTCGCGCCCATTGTGACGCCGACAATTTGTCCCGGCGCAAAGGGGTTCTTGTGGGTCGGCGGCGAAATCGCGAGATCGGTCGTGATATTGGTGTCGATGAACTGGTTGCCGAAACTTGATCCGACAAAGCCGAAGAACGCGCCGACCGGCACCGGCAATGCGTTCGAGGTGTTCCCCGGCAGCGTGTTATAGGAGGCCGGCGCACGGTAGATGTTGTAGTAGCCCGCGCCGGCGACGGCCGACCAGGACACGATTTCCGAGCCGGCGGTGACGCCCATATCCACCGAATCGGTGACGTTGGCGATCGGTGAGGCGATCGATTCTTCCCCGGTCTTCGGGTCGACCGCGGTGACGACATAGGCGTAGGCGCAGGGCAGGGTCGGCGGGGTCGATCCGGTGGAGGGATGGACCGTCGCATTGACGCTCGTGCTCCCCGGCGCCGCGATCATCGCACCGAAGCTGGTGGGACCGATCGTCCAAGCCGTCGGCCCGAGCCGCTTCAAATCCTGCGGCGGATAATCGGGGTGCGTCAGCGAGATAACATCGGCCGATTCTGCGAATTTGAGGAGCGCCAGGTCGACCGCTGCGTAGGGCGTTGCGATCGTATAGATCCTCGATGCCGTCCCGCCGCCCGTGTAGGCGCCAAAGAGGCTGGCATCGATGTCGTTGCCGTCGAGATCCTGAAGGGTGAAATCGTCGAGGGTGGCGCCGGCGACGATATAGGTGTTGCCGTTTAGCTCGGTCGTTCCCCTTATCGCGGCAAGCGCGACCCAATCGCCATTCGCGAAGGTATTGGGGGCGGTGACGACGCAGGGATCGGTAGGGCTGATCCCGGTGATCACGACGGGGCTCTCGACGACCTGGCCCCCGTTGCTGATAAAGCGCAGATAGTGGTCGCCGAATTCGAGAACGATCGTCTGCGATTGCGAGAATTCGAATGAGATGAGGCGTGGCTTGGTCTCACCGAAGAGCGGGTTCTGCCGCGAGCGTCCGACATAAGCCGTTCCGGCGCGCGAGTAGGCGCCGCCGCGGAACCCGACATAGAGGTTCCGCATTGTGGCTGCGGCGGTATGGAATTTGGCGACGTCGACTCGACCATAAAGCGCCGGCGCAATCTCTCCCCATGTAAAGGCGGGTTCTAGGAACGGGGCTGACATCTGATCGTGCCGGCTGCTATTCTGGCGTCATGAGCGAATTCACCTGCGTTGTGTGTCGCAAGACGTTTACCGAGGGCTGGTCAGAGGAAGAAGCCATGGCCGAGTTGGCCAAGAACTTCCCCGACGTTCCTCTTTCGGAATGCGAGATCCTGTGCGAGGATTGCTATAGGGCGATGGGATTTGGCGATGCGTAGAGACCTTCTCGATGGCCTCAATTCAGAGCAGCGTATCCGGCATGAACGCGCGTCCATGTCTGCTGCGCCGCGCGACGTGCAGGGGAGAGAAAATGAAGGCGCCGAGAGATGGGATCTATTACGGAACCCGCAAAGTGTCAGACGGATTTAACGGGGCAATCTTCTGCTACGAAAACGGCCGCCGAACGCGGAGATATTCGGTTTACCCCAGTTTCCCCACGGCAGCGGAAGCAGCGGACGTGGCCAAGTTCGAGGCAGAATACATAGCGATGGAAGGCCAAAGGGTGGCGCCGATGAATCAAAAGACTGAGCCATCGGCCCAGCCCGACGCCTCCCAGCCGTAGCGCAATACGCCGGGGCCTTCGGCGCCGCCCCAACCGAGCCCATAGCCGGGCGAGCGCGCCCTGATCCAATCGGCGACATGATCGATCGACTGCGGGAACCCCGCCTCGTTGGCGTTTTTCAGCCGGGCGAGCGCGATGGCCCCTTGAGCAATCGAGATTTGCTGGGCGCGGTAGGAAAGAACCGCCTTCGGATCGGAAATCGCAACGGGCGCGAGTTTTGTGCCCAAGGCGTTGATGAACGCCTCGGCGAACATCGGGTCCCATTGCTCGATTTCGGCGACGAGCTTGGTATAGACCAGATGCGCGTTGGTGACGTTCGTGAGAACGATGCGGCGGGCGGTCAGGCCGACGCCTTCGGTCCCGGAGAAATCCGGCAGGCTGTCCCAATCGATCTCGCCGCTCATCAGCGGGAAATCTTCGCTGGTCGCCACGAGGAACCGCGCCGGCACTGAGCGCTGCCCGGGCCAACTCGTTTGCATATTGGTCATGATCGGCGGCGTCGGGGGCGAACCGACGAGCTGCTGCGGGAGCCAGCGCGCCGCGATGCCGTCGATCGGCCATGCATAGGCAAAGCACCAGGGCGGCTCGACCGCCTTCGAGATCGGCAACCCGGTTGCAGCGTCAAGCGTGTTGCCGGTGGCATCGGCGAGGAGTTGCAGAGGGGCGATTTTGCGGGCGAAGTTCCAATGTGCTGCACGTAGTATCTGACGCAGGACAGGCCCGTATTGGCGCCGCGCCGCTTCGCTGATCCGGCTTCCGTCGTAGATGTCCCCGATCGGCGGTTCGCCGAAGGCGTCGAGCGATCGGTTGACCATATCGGCCGCGATCTGGAACATCAGGAAGTGAGTTCCTTGACGTTCCACATGACGGCCTCTTCCAGCGCCGTGACGGATAGCGCTCTGTAGCGGCCGGGCTTGACCTGCTCGAAAAGGGCAAGGAGTTCCTCGGCCTTCTGCTTGATCGCGTCGTGCAGCGCTTTTTCCTCGGGCGTCATCGCTCGATAGCGCGGGCGAAACCGGCTGACAGCGATATCGCCGCCCTGCCGGTCATCGGGCTTGCCATCGAAGACATTTTCGGTTCGGCGGTCGTCGGCCATCGGAATTTCCTTTCTCAGCCTCTGTGTCTTTCAGCAATCGCGGCGGCCTGTGCCGAATCCTGGGACAGCATCCTTTGCTGATCCGGGTTGGCGAGCTGCGGCGACGCGGCGAGTTTTTCCCCCAGCCGGTCGACCAGCACGGTGACAAAACCCGGCTCCCACAACGCGGGGTTTGTCACCCGGCGCCGGTAGACCGCGACAGCCCCCGTCTGATTGGTGAGGATGACGCGTTGCGGCGGCCCGGCGGCCACAGGCGGATTGCCGCCGACAGTGGGCAACAGGTCGTTGCTGATGCGCTTGGGCATCGGCGTCGGCAGGAGCACCGGCAGCGCGGATGGCGGCGGCACGATCGCGAGCAATTCGACGCAATCGACGGGGTAAGCATATTCGTAGAGGTAGCCAGGGGGCGGAAAGAGCGTCGTCCAGGGGCTCAGCGGCGTATAGCCGCCTGGTGGCGGCGGCCCCTTCAAGAGCGTGAGCGGCACGCTGCCAAGAGCGAAGGGCCATTCGCCGCTGCGCAGCACCTCGTCGCGCGTCTGCCCGTAGATTTCGAGGGCAGCGCGCGCTGCAGCCGAACCTTCGTAGATCGAAGCGATCATGCGGCTGAAGCCGATGCCACGCAGCGCCTGATTGACGATTTCCTCGATGGCCGTCACATCAGATCCTCATTCGACATAGCGAGCTGGGCGTATTTCTCGCTCTCGGCGAGGAGTTCGCGAGCGAAGTCCGGGCGCCCGGCGAGTGCCATCGCGAGTGGGCTGGATAGCCGGCGCGACATGGCCTCGGAAAATCCCGGGTCCCACAAGTTCTCGATGATCGAATTCGCGGTGTAGGCGAGGAGCGCGTTCTGCTGGTCCGTGAGGATGACGCGCTTTGTTATTCCCGCTCTCGGGTCGAAGGGCGCCATGCCGCGCACCGGCTGCGGGTCGAAGGGATCGGCGAGCGCCCCGGCACCGGTCGCCGGCGGTCCTATCTGGCGCGCTCGCACGCAATCGGCGGGATAGACGTATTCGTATTGCCAGGGGACGATCGGCGCACCGGCGACAGGCGTCAGTGGCGCAGCGACGATCCAGGCAAATTCGGGGTCGATCTCGCGCAGCAAAAGGTCACGGCAGATTGGATAGAGCACCCCGGCTGCGAGGCCAGCCGGCGTCCCGTCGAAATTGGGCAATGTGCCGGTGACCTGCTCCTGATTGACGCTTAACTCGAGCGCTCGGTTTACAATATCGGCGGCTGTCGTCATAAACGGACGCGCCTTTCAGAGAGGAATTAAGGAATGAAATTCAGATTTTTGGCGACGGCGATCGCGCTATCGCTATCGACCTGTCTTCTGTCACCGGTTCCGGCACAGACCTTGAGATTGCCGACAGGAGGCGAGGATACGATCGAGCCTCCGCAGGCTAAAAACGTCCTGACGTTTCAGCAGATCGAGGATCTTACATCTGCGCTACGGGCCGTGGACGCCGGGAGCGCTGATCAATGCACCGAGGCGCCGAAGCCAGCGACGTCCCCGCCAGCGGCATTGGCAACGCCGCCGCCGCGATCCTGTCCTTTCCACAAATCGCCGTCGCTGCTGCGCGCGATGGCGCAAGACATGGTGGCGCTGCAGCCGCTCGATGCCGAGTTCAAGATCCGGCAGAATGCTGTCCGCCTCGAAGTGCTCGACGAATCGAAGCTGACCACCGCTCAACAAGATGCCAAATTTCTGGCGAAGATGGCACCGATTACCGCCGAAAAGCGGACGCTCCCGCTGCTGGCGCGGATCAAGATGGCCGAACTAAACCTCGGCGATCCGCCGGATCACAACCGCATCCCTGCGATGTGGATCGCGGCGCTGTCACCGATCATCGACGATCTGACGCCCTAAGATTCGGCGCGGATGTTGGCGGCGCCGGCGGCGGCGGCGGTGGTTTATAGGCCGGCGGGATTGGTCGCTGGTGCGATGCCGCCGCCGGCGGTGTGGGCGGGAGCTGCGCCGCCTCGGCAGACAGCCCGGCGAATAGCAGGAGGAAGATCAGGATCAGGGGCATAGGGTCACCACACCGGCGTTGCTGTACCAATCGCCGGTCACTGCCCCGGCGCAATCTGTCGGGATGGTCAGCCGCAGATGGCCAGGCTCCAGCGACACCATAAGGGTGCCCCCGACCGTCGTCTGCAACTGGCCGGTAACGATCTGCATGTAGTTGTTGCCGTCCCATTTGATCGCCGAGCCGAGCGCCGTCGTGTTGAGGACGATCGCGGCGTCGGTTATCGTGGCGCTGGCGAGGTTGAGGCCATCGGCCCAGCTGCCGACAGCGCCGAAGGCAACGCCGCCGCTGCCTGAGGCCGGGGTGGCAAAATAGCCATCGCTGCCCGAAGCCGGGTAGAGGTTCATCCCGCCGCTCGACAACGTGCCGACCGCGACTCCACTATCGACCCAGGCATAATTGCCGGTCGAGCAATCCCAATAGCTGAAAGACCCGCCGGCCGGATTGCCATTGCCGGCGCCATAATCGATGATCGTCGAAACCGCGCTGCCGCAAGATCCGTCGGCCATCGATTTCGGCATGACGAAGGCCGAGCTGCTGACGAGCGCGTTTTCGCCTGCGATCAGCGTGCTGGCCGTGCCGGCGCCGCTCGTTCCGAGCAGCGCGTTGATGTTCTTCGTGCTGATATTGGTGAGGATCAGCCCATAGGCGGTGTGGCTGCTGTCGACATCGGCATATTCGGCGTCGATCACCAGTTGCAGCGAGGCCAGCGACACCGATTGCGCGACGCTGCCGCCGCCAGCACTCGGGTTGATCGCCCACAACTCGTTGTCGCCGATGCCGCCGCCGAACTGCGCGCTAACGCCCTCGATCGCACCGCAGCCGGGCGCCGCGCTCGGCGTCGGCGTCGCGCTCGTCGCGGCATAGCAATAGCTCGTCAAACCGAGGATGTTCTTGTAGCTCTCGACATAGCCGCTGCTGTAGGGACCGAACGCAGCGAACCGGCCGGCGCTGTTGGTATGTGACTGGCCGTAGACCGTCGTGTCGCTGTCGCTGCTCTCGGCGTAGAGGGTATCGATGTAGCTGCCGGTCGAATCGGAAATGGGACTCGACAGGTCGAGGATATCGCGCGTGCCGGCCAGTTGGGTGAAGGTCGGGAAATAGCGGGCATTGAGGCTCGACAGGGCGGCGGTAGGCGGCGCCATGTCGACATCCCCGGTCACCAGGAGGCTGCCGGTGTGGGCGATCGAGACGCCTGCGCCGTCTTTGGCGAGCGTGCCGGTCGTGTTCGCCCAGACCATCGGCTCGTTGATTGTCGTGGTGTTGGGGCCGAGGATGTTGCCCTGGCCGTTGCCCGGGAACTGGTAGAGCTGCCCGGCAATTTCGAAATTGAGGACCGGATTGCCGCCGCCGACCGCATCAAGCGCTATGATGCCGTTGCCGTGTCCGTCAAAGCCGCTGCACAGGAAACTGTAGGGGCTGCCGGCGTAGCCGCTGAACTGGCAGATCCCGAGCCCCGAATTGACGATCGCGATACCGGAGAGGCGAGTACCGGGCAGGTTGCTGTTGGTCGGCATGAGCCCGGGGCCGGTTGAGCCGCCAGCGTCCATGATCCTGCCATTGGCGGCCCACATCGGCGGGTGACCCGCGACCACGGGGCCGAGCTGCTGCACGACGCCCTGCGCCTGCGCCACCTGGAGCGCCGCGAAGAGCAGAAGCGCGCCCCACAGCAAGCGGCCCATCATGGCGAAGTCACAATCGGCGCAACCTTGGCCGCCCGCGCCGCCTGTTCGCGCTCATATCCTTGGGTCCTCATCGAGGCCCGCCGAAACGCATCGCTGACGATCTTTGCCACGACAGCCTGATCGGTCAGCGAGCCCGCGCCTGGGCGCCTGGTAAAATAGACCCGATTTGCCGTCACGATCCGTGCGAGGTCCGCATCGGAAACCGTGATGCTGCTCGTCGTCGTTCCCGCCGCCGTCGTCGTCGTGACGGCTACGGTTCCGGCGTTAGCCGCCAGAGGCAGAAGGGCCAGAAGAAAGGCAGTCGCTCTCATGGACATTGCACCAATACTCCGGTCCCCGTGGTTGCGATGACTGAGCCGCTCGGCTGCCCTGAGCAGTTGGCGGCCGATGTAGCTGTTGGCAACGTAAGTACGCCGGTGGACCCGCTATAGATCAATACATTGCCAATGTTGATGTAATTCGCGGGGCTATTATTCGTGATGAAGATGGCATTGCTGGTGCTGTTGGCGATGCCGCCAGCCCCGTTGCCGATCGCAATAACCCCGGTCCCGGTATTGTTCTCAAGGACGCCATCGCCGATCCCGATCGTGTCATCTCCCGTATTCCCAACGCATGCCCCGTCGCCTGCGCAAACCACGTCATCGGCGGTTTGATTTTGTCCGGTTGCCGTCCCCATCAGGATTACCTGGTTCCCGCTCTGCCCGCTCCCGGTGCCCTCACCGATAGTAATGAGGTCATTTCCAGAAGCCATCTCGCCGGCGGCATCGCCAAGAGCAATATGTTCCACCGCTGACGTTTCAAAGGCAGCGTCGATCCCCAGAGCCACAATCGAACCAAATCCGGTAAACCCCTGTGCTGCCCCCTCGCCAAACGCAAC